GCCACAGTTCGCGATCTGGCTCCTGACTGAGGAATGCCCCAGTTCGGATGGGACCGTCGTCTGCCAGTTATACCAGCGCCGGCTCAATGGTGATGAGCCGGAGAAACAAGAATGGAATGCGGTGGCGCGAGCAGCGGCGCGGGTGGCGGCGCGGGTGGCGGCAGCGGCGGCGAGGGATGCGGCGTCAGAGGTGGCGAGGGAGGCGGCAGCAGCGGCGGCGAGGGATGCGGCGTCAGAGGTGGCGAGGGCGTCAGAGGTGATGAGGGCGTGTTATGGCCGACAGGCCCAGCATCTGCTGAGCCTGCTGCAAGCATGCAGATGAGCCGACCGTCGGTCTAGTGGAGGATCAGTCATGGAGCGAGCGATCCCAGTTCCTGAGCGACCGCGTGTCCGACGTGGATCTGTCACCTACGTCGTGGTCGCAGGCCCGACGCGGGTGCGAGAGTACGACGACTGGTACGCAGCCGAGGCCGCAGCGTCCGTGCTGCGGGAGCGAGGTCGGCCGTGCCAGCTGCAGCGCTGGGTGATGATTGGAGATGCGACGTAATGGCAAAGCGAAAGGCGAAAGCGACGCCGAGCGTGACCCATACGCCTGGGCCGTGGGAACTCCAGGAGTCTCACATGCACGGACTGCAAGTCGTGGACACCACCGAAGGCTACACGGTGTGTCTGCTCTCTGTCTACGGCATGCGCCTCCGGCCGGCTCTTGGCGAGGACGCGGCCAATGGTCGTCTGATCGCGACGGCCCACCACATTGCCGCGAACGAGTATCCCAATTAGACCTCGTCCGTGGTAGCATCGTGACAGTCTGTTCGCCCGGAAGCCCGCAAGCGGTGTAACAAAGTATAACCAAGATCTGGTTGCTAGATCGTGGCGCGCCAACAGGGGGATCGCTGACATGACGGCCGTGAAAATCCTGAGGACGGTTGACATGGCGGCCGAACTGCGTCCGTCGTCTCCTCCTCCGAGGGTTGACAGGCCTCGTTACCCGTCCGCAAAAGTCGTCGAGGTGGCCCGCTGGTGGAGATCACGCGACGGGGCTGGCCTGTCCCTGAGGCCGAACGGGTCGGTATTTCGGAGGACATCCTGGGGTGAGCAGTGGTGCTTTGCGTGGGCGGCCCGGGACATCGACATCGACAAGGCCAGACTGATGGCGGCCCAGTGGCTGGGTTGCAGGCCCAAACTGTGCGAGAGGATCGACAGGCAGTTGTTGCCGCGGTACAGGTCGCCCGAGATCGACACAAGACCTAGCGTGCGATCGCCGCCGGAGTACCAGGCGATACTGGAGGCGAGAGAGAAGGCCCATACCGAGCGGGTTGCCGCCGATCTGGAGAGGCTGGGGAAGTCCGGAGGTGGATGAGGATGGAGAGCGGGCGATTGGGAGCAGTTCCTGGAGGACGCGCGTGCTGGCCTGGTCGCGAACGTCCAGAGCGTGTCGGAAATCCACGGCGGCATCACGCTGTGGCTCGGAGGCAGCCCACAACCACGAGGTGATGACCGTGACACTGCGTATCTACGAAACTGACGTTACGAGCTGCGCCGACAGACTCGCTTGCCTGGAGGCGGATCTGTCGGCGGTGAGGCGCCAGCGCGCCCGCCTGGAAGCCGAGCTGCGGCTGGAGCGGGCCCGGCGGCGCGAGATCGAGAGCCAGTATCGGAACACGCTTCAGGTCTATTCCAGCTTCCTGGACCTCGCGGAGACCAGTCCCGGCGGATGCCTGGATCTCTGGGACCAAGTCGAGGAGTACACGCGCCAACGAGTCGAGGAGCTGGCGCCATGAGGGCTACGCTGTGCTCCTTGAGGAGGTAGACGACCTCTGGGACGCCATCACGTCCAACGATCTCGCGTCCGCCCGCAAGGAAGCCGTCCAGGTCGCGGCAGTGGCCTTGCGCTATATCGCGGAACTTCCAGGGACCAGAGAACTGACACGGGGGACAAGTCATGAGCCAGGCGCATCGCGATAATCTCGCCACACTCCAAGTGCCCAGCCTGCGCGCCGAACTGCGGCATCATCTGTCGATGTATTTCGACTGCGACTACGAGCCGCACAGGCAAGAGCACTATCAAGCCATCCTGGAGGTCCGGGCCGAACTGGGGTTGCAACTGGGCCTCGAAGCCGACATCGCGTGCAAACAGGAACTGGCTGCGGTGAACGCGGAACGGCGCCAACGGGTCGAGGCCAACCGGGCGGCGATTGATGCGCTGCCGAAGCCGAGACGGTCTACGGAGGTGACGTAATGGAGCCTTGGCGCAAAGTGTGGCGGGAAGGGTTTGCCCCCCAGCTGTCGACAGCGGGGTTGGAAGCGCTGCGACGGGCGCTGCTAGATGATGACCCACGGCTGGTCCAGGGGGTAACGACGACGCCGCCGCCGTTGCAATGCGTGCAGGACTGGCCGGTGGAGGCGGCCTGTGGGCTGAGCTACTGCGGATGGCAGGGCGATGGGCTGGAGACGGTGGCGGAGGTGGAGGAGTTCTTCGGCCAGGCTTGTTCTGAAGCCGATCGCCTCCTTGGGGAGCCGGCTGCCTGCCGCTACTTCCCGGACACCTTCGACGGCTGGACCAGAGACGAAATGCGGAGAAACCTGCTTCCGGAGGTGGACAGGGAATTGTGCCGTCGGGAACTGTCCAGGATGGTCTCGTGAACGCGCTAACAATTGACGGTGTCGTCTACGATTGCGTCAGGGTCGGCAACGACACTTGGACTGTGGGGCACAGAGGCGGGGATCGAGCGCACACAGTGGAGCCCAAGAAGGGTGGCTGTACCTGTGCGGCGCGGATGTATTTCCGGCGACTGTGCAAGCACATTGTCGCCCTGAGGGAGTGGTTGGGGGCGCAAGGGGTGGAGAACATGAGCACGGCAATCGCGAAGATCGAAACGGTGGAATTCATGCCAGCGCTGACCGTCGACGAAAGCCGCCGACGACATAACGCGCTGGTGCAATTCGTCCGGGAGCAGATGCAGCAGGACAAGGATTTCGGCATCATCCCAGGGTCTACCAAGCCTACTCTGCTGAAGCCAGGCGCGGAAAAGCTCATGACTCTGTTTGGTCTGCAGGTGGCCAACCCAGAGCTGGTAGTCAGAGTCGAGGACTGGACTGGTGCTGAACACGGAGGGGAGCCACTGTTCTACTACCTCGTGCGCCAACAACTCATCCGGCATGGAGAGGTCATCGCATCGCAGATGGGTTCCTGCAATTCGTGGGAGACCAAATACCGCTACCGTCAGGGCGAACGCAAATGCCCAGCGTGCGGCAAGCCTGCCATCATCCGAGGCAAGGAAGAATACGGCGGGGGGTGGATTTGCTTCGCCAAAAAGGGCGGCTGCGGGGCAAAATTCCGCACGGGCGACCAGACTGTGGAATCACAGCAGGTCGGGCGCACAAAAAATCCGGACCCGGCCGACCAGGTTAACACCATCCTGAAGATGGCGGAAAAACGAGCCCTGATCGCAGCCTGCTTGGTAGCGGTGAATGCCTCCGAATTTTTCACCCAGGATCTGGAGGACATCACCACAATAGACGTCACCACTGATGTCGTCTCAAGTCAGCCGCCAGCCCACCGCAGCCAGCCAGCCCCGCCTGCCCGCCCGACGTCCAACTCTCGCCAGCCACCATCCGCCACCCCCATCGGCTCGTCACCAAACGGCGCCACCCCCATAGGTGACGACACACTGGCTGTGTCCATCCGACAGCGATTGGCGGACTACGACCGCAAGCAGGCCCAGGCTGGCGCGTGTCAGCCTGGCGACTTGGTCCGCGCCGTCCTCGCTGAGGCTGGCAAGCTGGGGCTCCCCTGCGGCAACATCGACGACCTTGTCCGCTGGCCAGTCGCCGCGCTCAACAACGTCGGAGACGCCGCCGCCAGTATCGTCGGGGCGTGGAAACTGGAGGACGCGGCCAGGGCGTCCGAGCAGCAGGAAGTCCCCTACTAGTAGCGTCGCAAGCCTGCGCACATGGCAAGGAGCATCATGAAGTTTCATCCCCTGGCAGAATCCTACCCCCTGATGCCTGACCACGAGCTACAGCTCTTGATCGAGGACATGCGGGCCCACGGCTACGACGCCCGCTTCCCCATCGTCATACATGAGGACGCCATCCTGGACGGTCGCAATCGCCAGCGCGCCGCCGACAAAGCGGGCGTGGTCCACGTGCCGGAAGTCGATCTGCCGCAGGATGTTGACCCCGTCATGTTCGTTCGCCGGGCCAACGAGCACCGCAGGCACCTGGACCAGGCATGGCTCCAGAAGCGGCGTGAGGAGCGGGTGAAGCGGGTAGCAGCTGGAACCCGAGAGGGGAAGAGCCTGCGGGTCATCGCGGAAGAGGAGAAGATCAGCGAAAAGCAGGTGCGAGAGGACCTGAAAAAGTCAGGTGCGGAGGGGTCCGCACCTGCGCCTCCCGACGGCAAGGTCACAGGCAAGGACGGCAAGAAGCAGGCGGCCAAGAAGAAAGCCTTTGGCTCAGGTGCGGACCCCTCCGCACCTGAGCGGCAGGCTGGGGAGGACGACACCGAGGAGGCCCACGCTCCTACGGATCGCAATGGCAAGCAGTTGCCTCTGCAGGCTGTGGCGGCGTTCCGGCAGGCCGGCGAGCTGACGGCCGCATGCCGGGCCGTCGACGAACTGGTCCGCGAGACGGAGCGGCTGGGCAAGTCGCCGGTGGGGGCCCACCTACACTATCAGTCGGTACAAACGCACCTGAAAAACGCCAAGAACGGCTTGGTGGCCGCCAAGCCGGCGGTTGTCTGCCCTTACTGCCAGGGGCAGCGCAAGGGGTGCAAGGTGTGCCGAGGTCACGGATGGGTCACGTCGGGCAAGGCCAAGAATGCGCCAGCCAATTGAAGCCGTGAAGCGATCACCAAGGAGATGACACACAGAACGCTATGCGGACACTACGAGACTATCAATCTGGCTCCATTGACGCCGTCCGGCGAGAGTTCCGCAAGGTCGGCGCCACCGTGCTGGTACTGCCAACGGGCACCGGCAAGACAATCGTCATGGCCAAAATTGCCTCGGAGTGGCCGGGTGGCAACATCCTTCTCTTGGCACATCGCATCGAGCTGCTAGAGCAGGCGCAACGAAAGATCGGCGACGAGCTAGGCTACATGCCCACCATTGAACAGTCTCAGCGCGGCATGGACATGGAGTGCATGTGGCAAGGCGGCGCGGTTCTGGTCGGCTCGGTGCAGACCATGTGCAACACCAAGCGGCTGGAGAAGTTCCAGGCATTCCCGTTCGACTTGATCATGGTGGACGAGTGCCATCATGCCACCAGCGCGTCCTACCGGAAAATCGTGGACTACTTCCGAGGGATAAATCCTAATTGCAAAGTTTTGGGCGTCACGGCAACGCCCAAGCGGGCGGACAATACAGCCCTTGGTCTGGTATTCGACTCCGTCGCCTACGAAATGGAGATTTTCAATGCCATCGACCTGGGTTGGCTGGTGCCGATCGTTCAGGACTATGTGTTCGTCGATGAGGTGAACTTCGCAGCTGTTGGCACCAGCACCAACGAGGTAGGCGAGTCCGACCTGAAGGCGGCCGACCTGGAAGCCGTGTTGGTCGAGGAAGAGGCGTTGCACGCCATGGCGCAGCCGATCCTGGAGAAGGCTGGGCGGCGTCAGGGATTGGTTTTTACGGCTGGGGTGGCACATGCTCACATGCTTGCAGCCGTCCTCAATCGTTATCGGGAAGGATGCGCCCGCGCGATCGACGGCAAAACGCACAAGTCGGATCGACAGGAAGTCAACGACGCCTTCGCGGCGGGCACTCTGCAACTGCTCGTAAACTACGGCATTTATACGGAGGGATTTGACGCGCCGCCGGCCGCGTTCGTCGGCATGGCGCGGCCCACAAAATCCGTCGGGCTGTACACCCAGATGCTGGGACGAGTGTTGCGCCCCCTGGACGGCATAGTGGATGGACACCCTGGCCCCTGTGCTCGCCACGACTCCATCGCACAGAGCGACAAGGCCGATGCCCTCGTGCTCGACTTCGTGGGCAACAGTCGCCACAAATTGATCTCGACCGTAGACATTCTCGGGGGCAACTACGACGTTGAAACGCGCGAGCTGGCCCGGCGCCGCATAGGCCGTCAGCCGAGCGACGTCATGGTCGAACTGCGCAGGGCTCAGGCGGAAATCGCGTTGCGCCGCGAGCAGGAGCGGCGCAAGCAAATCAAGGCGAAGGTCGGCTACCAGACCGAGCGCGTGGACCCATTTTCGCATGCTGGCCCATCGCCCGCTGGCTCAGGAGCGGTGCAAACGCGGGGCGGATCGTCCGACGCCCAGATTGCCCTGCTAGTCGGCCTGGGCGTCTCCTACGAGACAGCGGCCGGCTATGCAAAACGGCAGGCGTCTGCGGTAATTGACAAGCTGAAGACGACGCGCTGCACGAACAAGCAACGTGCCATCCTGGATCGCTATGGCGAGCCCAGCGACGTCAATTTCGACCAGGCCAGGGAGATCATTGACGCCATCGCAGCCAACGGCTGGCGAGCCAGAGAGGAGGTTGCGACGTGATCGACCTGATGACCCTGGACGAGTTGCTGGAAATCGTCGAGGAACGCGGCCTGTCGGTGACGCTGGGGCCGGACGGACAACCGCGACTGCGCGGGCCTAAAGAGGAGGCCACGCCGGCGTTAGTCGAGATGCTCCGTCTTTGCCGTGACGACATCATTGAGCGTCTGCGCCCTGCCCACGACACGTACCAGGTGCAGGAGTGCCGGTGGCGTAACGGTCATGTCGGCACCCACTCCAACCCGGAGCAGGGTTGGCCCGTCGGCGCGGGCTGGTGGCGGCCCGTCGGCGAAACGAAATGGCAGCCAATCCCAGGGCGAGAGGTGTCCAGAGGCGAAATGGCGCCTGACGGGCCACTTCTGCCCGCGGAAGTCGCCTGGCCGATCCGGCCGGCTTCGCCAACGGAATTCGCCTGCCCGGAATTGGTGATCTGCGAAGTGGACCAGTTTGGCACCCAGGAGATTGTCACCGCCCAGCGCATCCAGGACGATCTGGCACCGGGGACGATCCGATGGCAACGCAGTTGGGAGCACGCATGGCATGAGGTACAGCAATGACCTGGAATCCGACCAACGGCAAAGCAGACTATCCACGAGCCGTAGAGCAGGCACGGTTCATCATGGACGACGTGGTCGAGGGCGTTTGCCGGCAGTGGGGGTTGCCCGGAGGAGCCTTCGGCCGGGCCGTGGCCGAGGAACTCAAGGACGCCCTGGTCGCAGACCCGATCGCCCTGCGAATCCTGGCCAGAGGCATCGCCCGCGAACTCCGGCTCCTGGAGTTGGAGGGGAGCCTGCGGCGAAACGGATTTATGGTTCGTGTGGAAAACGGCAAGGCAACACTCCGAGGTGACCAGTCGCGGCTAACGCCCGAGATGCGGCTACAGGCGCAGGAATACCGCGAACTGGCGAGCGCGTGAAGCGTTTGCCGAGATAGCCCCAGGTTGGGCAACCCTCTGGCCACCGTAGGGGGTCTCTGCGGAGAACGGTGGTTGGCCCCTGGCAGACGGGCCGCGGAGTAGTCTGTCAGTTTCGGGGTGCAGGCCGGATTGGATGATCCGGTCATCCCGAAATCGCCCCGGTTCGCTGGGTAGGGTATCCGAAACACGGCCCGGCAACCGTCAGAGCGCTGGGTGAAACCGTAGGAGCGCTCGCAACCAAACTGCCTGCGGCGGTCGCGGCTCCCTCCAGGGACGTGCAGCGTCCGCACCGACTCCCCCCGGGGTCGGTGCGCTCACCGCTCTGGGAGTGCAGCGAGGGGGAAGGAGACTTCGACATGCGTGCAACAAGAGAATCCGACGTTGTGACTGGATGTCTGGAATACCTCAGCTACAGAGGCATCCTGGCCTGGAGGAGCAACAACACGGGGATCTATGACCCAGTCAAGCAACGCTTCCGGTCGTTCCGTGGCCTCAGGGGAGTCTCGGATATCCTTGGGGTGTTGCCACCAGAAGGACGGATGCTGGCTGTCGAGTGCAAGGCGCCGAAGGGCTGGCTGAGCCAGGAACAGGCTGTGTTTTTGGACCGAGTACTAGCAGCGGGTGGCCTGGCTCTGGTAATCCGCGACGTTGCGGACCTGGCCAGGGCAATGGGCGAGGAGGGATATTGATATGGCGACCACGACGAACCACGACGACCTCTACCATCGGCCTTTGAGCCAGGAAGAGATGGCACGGCCTCTGTGGACAACGGGCCACGTAGCGAGGTTGTGCGGCGTGGCTCCACGAACCGTCAGCAAGTGGGTCGACGGGGGCAAGCTCAATGGCTACCGCATCCCTGGTTCCCAGGATCGCCGAATCCAGCGAGAGGACCTTCTGCGGTTCCTGACGGACAACCACCTGCCTCAGGCGAAACTGTTTGAGGAGTTCAAAGAGTTTCACGTCCTGGTCCTTAGCACGGACCTAAACCTGGTCTTTGCGATTGACTCCAAACGGGAGCTTCGCAGGGGTTGTTATATCCACTGGGCAGACGACGCATTCGACGCCGGTCGTCTGATTCGGCGTGGCAAGCCTGACCTGGCCGTCCTGGACCTGTGGGGAGGACGGGCCCAGGGGTTGGCCGTGGCCAGCAAACTCCAGGGCATATGGCCTGATCTGTCCATGCTGCTTATCGTCAGTGAGGACGAAGGGGACGAAATGGAGATTGCGAAGTTTGGCTCCGTATGGCGGCGACCTTTCGATTTGCATCTACTGTGCTCTCACATTCAGGGGATGCGACGGGTGGGGGGAGGCTGATATGGCGACGGCCGGCGCTGAAGTGGCATGGGAAAGGCTCAATCGGTCAACACCGCAAAGATCACGGAGGAGGCGGTTCGTGAAATCAGGACGGTCGGACGCCCACTGAAACAACATGTGCTCAAGTACGGAATCACAGAAACAATGGTTTCCCTCATCATCAGAAGAAAGGCGTGGAAACATGTCCAGTGAAAGGAGGACGCCACTTCGCGGGGTTCCGTCCCCGCTGAAGTGGCATATAGACGGCGGCAAGCACTACTTGGCGTCAAAAATCGTGGACCTCATGCCCCCGCACACGCACTACGTCGAGCCGTACGCTGGTGGCCTGGCCGTGCTGCTGGCGAAGGACCCGGAGGGCGTGTCGGAGGTGGTCAACGACATCAACGGCGACCTCGTCAACTTCTGGAGACACCTACAAGATCCTGTGAGTTTGGAGTTGATGCGGCGGCGCTTGGAGGCTACGCCGTTCGCCCAGTCTGAATTCGTACGGGCCTGCGAGATGCTCAAGCCGCACGGCGACCGGCCAGGGACGCCGCTGGAGAATGCCTGTGCCTTCTTCGTCCACTGCCGTCAGTCCCTGGCCGGTCGCATGAAGGCGTTCGCCCCGACCAGCAAGAACCGCACGAGGCGCGGAATGAACGAACAGGTCAGCGCCTGGCTGACGGCGGTGGAGGGTTTGCCCGCCGTGCATGAGAGACTGAAACGCGTATTCGTTTTCAACCGGCCGGCTCTCGACGTGATCCGGGAACAGGACGGACCTGGGACATGCTTTTACCTCGACCCTCCGTATCTGCACGAGATGCGCAATACGACGACGGAATACGGCGAGCACGAAATGAGCGAAGCGGACCATCACGAATTGGTTGGTGGGCTCTGGAAGTTAAAGGCAAAGGTCATGCTCAGCGGCTACCAAAGTCGGCTGTACGACGATCATTTGAGCAGCTGGAACCGCCACGATTTCAGCTTGCCCAACAACGCCGGCGGCGGCAAAACGAAGCGGCGCATGGTGGAATCCGTGTGGTGCAATTTCTAGGATCGCGTGATGGACGAGGTTTATTTGGAGGTGATCTCGCCTGCGGACGGCCGGCGCTGTCCGGTATGGATCGATGGTGGGAACGTGGTTGGGCAGTGCGGGCCAATCTCAACAGCGGTGCCCATCTACGTCATGGGCCCGCCTGGTTGCATGGGCAAGACTGTTGTGCTCAAAATCCTGTACCGCCTTGGGTACAAAAAAGCAACAGTGGAGGAGATGTGATGGCTGAGCCTCAAAGCATGGCGAGCGTGAATGCCGTTTTGGACACGTTTGCTCCCGGCTGGACTTTGGATTGTCTCTCCCGACTCCACTGTAGTCCCTTGTGGCTGCGCGGTCCCGAAGACCGCGCATTGATTGTGCGATTGAACCGGGATCGGCTCTGGCTTGCCGGTGCAGGCCATCGCTTGGGAATGGGCGGGGTTACCGAACAGGCTATCGTCCAGTTGGTACTCTGGTGTCGTGATCAACCGCGAGTTCCGATGGCGTGGTGGCTATACGCCTGTTCGGAAAAGATCGGCCTGGGCTCGTCCGAAACGATCCGATTGCTGAAGGCCAGCGACTACGGCGACCCGGCCCGAACCTGCTGCGTCCTGTGCGGAGCAGCCAACCCGACGGACTGGTGGTCGCTGGCAAAGGTTCTTGGCCCCTGCTGCTGGATGGGGCGGTGTAATGAGGTACGTTCATGAGCGAACTGAAACTGATCTTCGCGCCCACGGTCTACCTGGTCGGTCGGACGTCGCCCCTGACGCCTGATCTGGACCGCTACGTCGAGAACTGCGGAGGCTCCGTGGAGTCCCTGCTCCGCCAAGCCGTGTCTGGCCCCGAGCTGCTCTGCGAGGTGGCTGGACGGACATGCTACCAGTCGTTCGCCAACTCTCGGCCTGGTGGCAACGCGGCCTACCTGGCCAACATCCTGGAGCACGGTCATGGAAGCATCGCCGAACACGCCGTGTACAGCTTCGTGTTCACGGGCGTCAGTCGGTCGCTCACCCACGAGTTGATCAGGCATCGCGCGGGCTGGTCTTATTGTCTGGCTGGAGACGTGTCTGTGTGGAGCGGCAGCAAGCTGAATGGCATCTACGACGGGATCAAGAAGCGATGGTCGATCCGGAAACTGTTCGAGTGGTCGAATGACCCCATTCGCAAGGGACGCCTGAAGCTAATCAAAGTGCGATGTTTCGACGGCGAATCCTTCGTTCAGGCTGGCGTTAAGTCCGTTGTCTGCTCTGGAATCAAGACGATCAAGAAGGTGACACTGGAGGACGGAAAGACAATTCGCTGCTCAGAGAATCACCTCTTTCTGACGCCGGATGGGTGGGAGCCGGCTCGTCAACTTCGTGCTGGCACGCCGCTCGCGACGAACGGTCTACCTGCGGTCAATCTTGACCGCGAGTGGCTGATGAGGCAATACCACGAGAACAAAAGGAGAATCAAAGACATCGCTCTGGAAGTCGGCTGCTCCCCACACACAGTTCGCAAATACATCAGCCTTTACGGGTTGCAAAAACCACTTGGCGCCTGGTCTATCGGCCAGTCGCCTCCCAACAAGGGGACAACCTGTCGCACGGGATACCACCACCCGGAGGCGACGAAGAAGATCTTGTCTGAGCAGAAGCGCGGGTCGAACGGTCCTTCCTGGAAAGGCGATAACGCATCTCAGCAAGCTGGGCGTTTGCGGGCTCAGCGCATGTATCCATCTCAGCCATGCGAGGCATGCGGAATGGAGGATGGCCATCGCCACCATAAGGACCGAAACACACTCAACAACAATCGGGACAACATCGAGTTCTTGTGCGGCCGCTGCCATAAACTTAGGCATATCAAGGAGGATGGACATTCGAGTTGGCTAACTGTAAAGTGGGTGCCGGTCAAGTCTATTGAATCCGATGGCGAGGAGATGACCTACGATCTGGAAGTTGACCACCCGGCCCACAACTTTGTTGCTAATGGTTTCGTCACCCACAACTCCGAGCTTTCGCAACGGTTCGCTGACTGCTCGGACGTCGCGTTCGTGGTGCCGCCGGCAATGCTGGAAACTGTCCAGCGCTGGAAACACAACCAGATTGTGCCTGAGCAGTGCCTGGACCAATCATCTCAGGAGCAGATCCGCAAAGGCCAAAGATGGATCGACGACCTCTGGCATCACCTGGGGAATTACGTCTACCTGTCGGGCGATTTGTCCCAACAGGCCCCCCCTGAGTTCTCCAGCACTGACCGTCGCAAGTTCGGCAGGCAGGCTGCCCGCAGCGTCCTGCCAGAATGCGCCGAGACGAAACTGTTCGCCACAGTCAATGCGCGAGCGTTGCGGCACTTCGTCGAACTTCGCGGCACCATGCACGCAGACGCGGAAATCCGTCGGCTGGCCGTGGCCGTGGTACGGATCATGCAGGCCGAGGCCCCTGGTCTGTTCGGCGACTACGTGATCAGCGATACACAGGAAGAGCACGTCCTACCAACCAAGTGGAGGAAGGTGTAGACATGAACGAGCGAGCAGACGAGTCGGCTATTCAGAAAGCCCTGACGCTGAACAATCAGATGTCAGCTCAGCTGTCCTATGTGGCTGACGAACTGATGCGACTGCACAAGCGGCTGAAAAAGTCCAATGCGTTCATCAGACAAATCGCCTGGAGAGTCAACCTGCACGACGAAAATCGATGGTCTGGTCCGGACGTCACGGCTAACGCGGCTGCGTTTTTTAACCTGACCATTGAACAGTTTACCTCTGAGCTGAGGAAGGATAGGGCCGTATGAAAACGACCTGGTATTTACACCTCTGTCCCGAGCACTGCTGGATCGGCGTCCAGCGCTCACAAGTGGTGATCGTGAGCACGCATCCCTGCGGGCGCCAAGACGTCCAGACAGGATCTGTCTGGATCGTGTGTCTGCTGCCGTGCCTGGCCGTGATCGTGACGCGAACCAGCCTGGTGCGAATGCCGTCTCTGAAGTACGATGTGCCCGAGCCGAGCGTGAACTGATGGCCGCCTACTACAACGAACACGACCCGTTCGCGGCCGAGTGGTTGCGGAACCTGATCCAGGAGGGGCTGATTGCCCCAGGAGAAGTCGATGAGAGAGACATCCAGGACGTCCAAGCAAAAGACATCGCTGGATTTGAACGAGTGCATCTCTTTGCCGGCATCGGGCTCTGGGACTACGCCATACGCCTTGCCGACTGGCCAGCCGGTCGATCTGTTTGGACAGGCAGTTGTCCCTGTCAGCCATTCTCGTCGGCGGGGAAAGGCAAAGGGGAAGAAGACGAACGACATCTCTGGCCCGTGTTCCTGGGGCTCGTCCGCGAGTGCCAGCCTGCAACGGTCTTTGGCGAGAATGTTAGTAGCAACCTTGGACGTCAATGGCTCGCCCGAGTACGATCTGACTTGGAAGCGCTGGGTTATGCGGTCGGGTGTGCCGATCTGCCGGCTGCGAGCCTTGGCTCGCCACACATCCGACAGAGATTATTCTGGGTGGCCAACCACCCGCAGCACGGACGGCGAGAAGGGGATTCGCACATCGGAGGTGGCGATTGCGGAGTTCAAGCGGAAGGGGATCTCTTCGGATCTGCCCACCATTGCGGACCTGGCTGGCTGGCCGACGCCGGACGCGAACAGCTTCGGGACGAACGACTGCCAGTGGCAGGAGCGTCGGGAGAAAATCAAGGCTCAAAGGATAAACGGAAACGGGTTCGGTTTGACTTTGGGGATGGCAGCGACACTAGCCAACTTAGCCCAGAACAACGAGCAATCATCGAACAGTGCGGATTCTGGCCGGGATGCGAGCGAACCTCTTCTGGAGGACATGCCGCCGACTGCCCAGGTCGAAAGCGGGTACACAAACTTGGCTGGCTGGCCGACCCCCATGTCAGGAAGTCCGACAACGGAGGAATACAACGAAGCGGGGAATACGGACAGCAGCCGGAAGGTGGTGGAGTTGGTTTCTGGTCCGACTTCGAGCTTGTGCTCTGTCGTGACGAAAAGGTCAGGCGTATCCCACGGCGTGTTAAACCCGGCTTTCAGTCTCTGGCTCATGGGATTTCCGATGAGTTGGCTGGCCTGCTTCCCGATGACGCATTCCCGCTCTCGGCGAAGAAAATCCCCGGCCGCGCCGGGATGCTAAGGGGGATAGGAAATGCAATCGTTCCTGCTGTCGCAGCATTGTTCATCCGAGCCTTCCTTGAGGCCGAAGTCGAAGGTTTGCACGGGATGCAAACGCGACCTGCTTCTGGATGATTTCTCAGCCCACAAGGGCGGAAAATACGGCAAGCATTCAAGGTGCAGGGGATGCGATTCCGCTTACCAAAAGGCCCACTTGAGCGACCCAAAGAATTACAAGAGGCGGAAAGAGACACATGCGCGATGGCACAAGGAAAACAAGGATCGTTTGGCTGCTGTTCGAGCAGAGTCCTACCGCAATCGCCGGTCGCGTCATCTTGCCTGGATGGCTGCGTGTCGCGCCAAGAAGAAAGGGATTCCGTACACGCTCACGGATGCTGACGTGGCCGAAATCCAGAAGCGTATCGACGCTGGACGTTGCGAGATGACGGGAACGCCTTTCGACCTGTCCGGCAAGAAGACGTTCAACAGTCCCAGCATCGACAGGATTGACTCGACAGGCGGTTACACGATGGACAACATCCGCATTGTCTGTCACGCGATGAACGCTGCAATGGGCACCTGGGGAGAGGGGCCGGTCTGGGAGATGTTCCAGAACTGGCTGATGGTCGCTCCCGCGCGAAAACGTCGCGGCCGAAAATGCTCCGTTGCATCGGCAACGCAATAGTTCCCCAGGTTGCGGCCGCGTTTGTGCGAGCGTTTTTGGAAGCAGAAGCAGAAACGTAAGGAGGTCCGATCATGTGTTTCATTTCCAACGCAGAGTGGTACGCTGAAATCTCTGAGAAGTTTACCTACACGGTCGAAAAACCAATCCGCGCCCTCAAGACGAGCGGACTGTCATTCGGCGATGTATCCACCGGGATGGTTTTTGCTCTGCCTTTGCCAGCACGCTGGGCATGCTGTTGGGAACGGTGGAAGTGGTGGAGTGTGTGCCGACAGAAACCTACTCAGACGCCCTGGCTCGCTCCCTATGGGACATTACGGGTGTCAAGCCGAGTTGCTTTCCTACGGGTCTTCAGCCGAGTTACTTCCGCGAATTGACCGCTCAGGAGCGAGCCTTCGGCGACTACAGCGCCCGCCGTTGGGCCTGGGTGACCCGTGATCCGCAGCGGTTTACCAAAAAATGAGGAGAGATTCATGATCTTCGCAGCCCTGCGTGAAGCCGCTGACCGGAACGAACTTATCCTTGTTGAGAATGGTTTGTGTCGTTTCCATCTAAGACGCGGCGGCGATCTTGTGATCCGAGAAGTCATCGTGTTGCCATCGGCGCGAAGGCAAGGCATCGGCAGCAAGATTGTCCATTGGGTGTGCAAAACACACCGAGGGATTGTGATTGCGAAGTGCCCAAAGGAATACGAATCGAATTCGTTCTGGGCAGCGCTCGGATTCTGCTTAGTCCGAGAGACAAAAGGAATCAACGAATGGCAACTCGACCTGTCCTGATCTACTGCGCGGATGGCAACCCAGCCTTCGCCCATGCTGCCGTCAAGGCTGGTTGGCTGTACGGTGCTCGCTTGCCGGCTACGGTATACCAGGAAGTGTATTTCGCGGATCAAGACTGGAAGAATCCCGATCGCGCCCGCTACATGGCGGCATTGGCCAAACACAGGCCGCACATGGCCACCGTCCTGGACCTGGAGCGTGAGAAACAGTTTTTGGACGTGATCTCCTGGGCGGAAGAGGCCTCTTCCCACGTCCGCCAAGTGGTCATAACCCCCAAAGTCTTCGGAACCATCCCACGCATTCCTGATCGAATTGGAGAAACGGAAGTCATTCTTGGCTACTCCGTGCCAACAGCCTACGGCGGGACGCCAATTCCGCTTTGGGAATTTGAACGGAGACCCATTCATCTTCTCGGCGGCAGTCCGCAAGCCCAGATGGAACTTGCAAGCTATCTGAACGTGGTTAGTGTCGATGGAAACATGACCCATCAGCAAGCCCACCGCTGCCGCACCTGGCAACGTATTCGCGGAACGAAGGGCCATTGGGTTCAACTCTCCGAACTCGGCGACCAGAGAACAACCGGCGCTAATCTGGAAGCATTCCGGCTGTCTCTCAAGGAAATCAAATCCGCCTGGGAAAAACGGGTAGTGGGCCAGCAGTGTGTTGACCATCGTGCGTGAGCGGTCTTGCAAGCCGTGCGCCTCGTGGCCATAATGCCAGCATGGCCAAGAAGCGAGCTAGAAAACGGCCCGATCCGGCCGTGATGGGCTTCGACATCATGCAGCGGGTTATCGCAGCCTCTGGTGACACGCCAGATGAGCCGGTGCGCGACTTGGGGGACAAAGACCCGGCCGCTGTCGCCCTGGGGCGCAAAGGCGGCCTGAAGGGCGGGCCGGCCAGGGCGAAGAAGCTCGGCAAGAAGAAACTGAGTGAGGCCGCGAGGAAGGCGACACAAGCGCGGTGGAAGGAAACACCGGAATCATGAGAAGAGGCTGTCAGGGTTAGCCGGCGCAGGCAAAGCGGGTGGTTGTAATCTTGGCGCCATCGCCTCAAAAAAGGTGAATCCGTCAGAGTATGGCCTTCCAACGATTGACGATAATCTGGCCAGTTTCTCTGGCAGGAAGGGCTGCTGGGCTGTCTCATGGTATTGGGGTTTCGCAATCCGAGAGTACCCGATCTGGGCCGCCAGCGGTTGAATGCGTCTAAGGTCGATGTAAACGACCGGCCTTTCCTTCCGGTCCGGATTCCCGCGCCACCGGCCCGATGGTTTTCTAACGCGGACCGTCGTTGAGGTGCTGCCTTCACGAACAGAACCACGAATCGACGCATCCGTGATGGTTTCCCAGGGAGTATCTGGAAAGAAGTCGGAAGCGTAAAGAGGCTCCTCAGCCTTGTAAATGGATGCAACCGCCTGAAGGATGGTGCTCTTACCGACACCGTTCTCACCGACGATTGCGACAAAGGGGAAGTTGAAGTCGATACGCTGGCCACTCCAGCCGCGCGCCTTATTGATCTCGATCCATTCAAGCCGCTTTGGCCAGCTTCTTTCCGTCTCCCACTTGTTGGCCAGCTTCCGCATCTCTTTGCTCAGAGCCATCTGTCGCACCTCCCCGGCTACAGTCGATGCCTCACGCCGCATTAGGCAGGCGCGAACCGTATTCAGCGCCGCGCGTCTCAGTAAATAACCAATATAGACTACTGCTTATTTCGTGGTTTGGCAAGCTGGATTCATGGTTTTGCGCCACTTTACCAGACAGCTCACGCATAATAGCATTGTTGTGTTGATGAAACGCGAGGTGAACCATGCAATGCCCGACGTGCGAGCAAGAGGGAAGGAAGTTCGTTCAACTTTGCCCACGAGCAAAGGAGAAACGCATGATGACGAAACTGGAACGACAGCTGGCCAAAATCTCCAGCAAGTTGGAGAAGTCCGAGGCAAAGGTGGAATCGGCCAAAATCGCTATGGCTCACGTGAAAGACCAGTGGAGGGCGATAAAGGGCCAGCTTGCCGAGGCACGGCGGATCGTCAGACTCCCGGCGTCCCAACGGACACGGCCAGACATCTGAACGCACAGTGCGGAATGACCAACGTGCTGCGGCCGTGGCGACTGGACAGAGCTAGCAGGGGGGTGGCGTACGATTCACAGCGGCCCGGTCCATCCTGTTGGGTGGACCGGGCCGTTTGCATGCGCTGGCATGTGGCCGGTAGGATGGCCGGCGAACTGTTCGCAGTTTCGCTCAAATGCGAACTAAGGGTTTGCCCGAACGCTTGCCGTAACCGTCTATGCCGAAACGCCTCCCGACCTTTTTGGCTGACCGTGAGCCGGAGGCCCTTTTGCGGGCTGCTTCGCGCGAGCGGGACCGACTCCTCCTCATGGTCGGACTGTACGTCGGCCTCCGAGTGGCCGAGTTGTGTGCCCTCCGGGTCGAGCACCTGGACTTCGCCCGGCGCACCTTGTTCGTGCGTGAGGGCAAGGGGAAGAAGGACCGCTGCCTGCCGATCCCTCGCTATCTGGTCGGGCCGTTGCGCGGCTGGGTCGGCGCTCGACAGGAAGGGTTCGTCTTTCCGTCCCCTCGTGGCGGCCGGCTGACTACTCGGGCTGTGCAGAAGCTGGTGAAGCGGTTAGCGATGAAAGCCGATCTGCGAGCAGCTGACGAACCCCGGCGCTGCACGCCGCACAAACTTCGTCATGCGTTTGCCACGCGCATGCTCGAACGCGGGGCCGACATTATCACGGTCCGCGACGCGCTGGGTCATGCATCGGTGGCCACTACCCAGATCTACTGTCACTCAACGCCGGAGCGCTTGCGTTCGGCAATGGAGGTTTGATGACAACCAGCGTTTAAGTGAGAAGATCGGAATGGTAGAATGGCCAAGCCGCCGCAGCGCTGGTAACACCGCGACGGCTCTAACCGCAACCCTTGCTGTAAGAGGAGCAACGGTCATGGCTGCAATCATTCCTAGCCCCACGGACTCCCGTTTTCAAGACCTGACCGGCAGGACGTTCGGGAGGCTTTGTGTTCTTGGCTACGCCGGCAGGCATGGGCACGGCCGCCACTTGTGGCGGTGTTCATGCAAATGCGGCGGGGAGAAGGTCATAGAGGGGAGGGCGTTGAAGGACGGGCGGACGGTTAGCTGCGGTTGTCGCATGAGGGAGACGCTCAACCGTCCTCGAATGCTTGATCTGGCTGGCCGGCGGTTCGGCCGTTGGCTGGTTATTTCCTTCGTGGGCCAGACTCGGGGAAAGAAATCTCTCTGGGAATGCCGGTGCGATTGTGGCACGGTGAGCATACTCTCCGGCAGCAGCTTGGTGGCCAACGGCACGAAGAGTTGCGGCTGCTTGGTCGGGGACGCGAACCGTGCCAGAGCCTGGAAGCACGGCGAAGATTACCAATCGGCCGAGTACCGTTCCTGGACCGGGATGAGGCAACGCTGCTACGACCTCAATTGTCTGGCATATCCGAACTACGGCGGCCGTGGCGTTACGGTATGCGAGCGATGGCTGGACTCCTACCCGAACTTCTTGGCGGACATGGGACGGAAGTCGTCGCCGCGACACAGTCTTGGTCGGATTGACAACGACGGCCCATACGCGCCCGAGAACTGCCGCTGGGAGACGTCGAAGCAGCAGGCCCGCAATCGCCGTAGTAGCCGATTGCTGAGCTGCTGGGGCGAAAAGAAGACGATGGCCGAATGGGCGGAACAGCTCGGATTGCGGAGTTCCATCATTTGCAAGAGGCTGAAGTAAGGCCAGTCTGTTGAGCAAGCGTTGGGGGAACCATGCGGAAAAAAGAGAGGTTGACTCCTGTTCCGAAACCGCGTCGCCGTCCCACGGCGACCAAGGGAGGGCAAACGGGCAAGTTAGAAAACCTGGAAACCAACCTGGACCTTTCCCATATTCATCCTGGCCTTCGCCCTCTCGCCATTTCCGTGAGTGAGCTAAACTTCGACCCGGAGAACGCCCGCCACCATGATGAGAAGAATATCGAAGCCGTGGTCGGTAGCCTGGTGCAATTCGGCTATGACCAACCCCTGGTGGTACAGGCCGAAGGGATGATCGTTCGCAAGGGCAACTGCCGCTTGCAAGCTTCGCTCCAGCTGAATCACACCCACGTTCCTGCCTTGGTTGTTGATGAGAGTCGGGCCAGGGCGATTGCCCGGGCGCTCGCAGACAACCGGTCAGCTGAACTGGGGTCGTGGAATGCGGACGTGCTGGACAGTCTACTGCGGGATGTTTGCACTAACGGGGATGCCCGTTTGGACGCCATGCTGTCCGACCTGGCCCGGCAGGAGAAGTTGATACCGGGGGAAGAGCCCAACCAGGGGCAACAGGCAGGGGATCAGACCGATCAACTCAAGGAGAAGTTTCAGATTCTCATCACCTGCGAGACGGAGGAACAACAGGCGACGCTCCTGGAGCGGTTCACGGCCGAAGGGATCGAGTGCAAGAGTTTGATCGCATGAAAACCACCATCACCCGTTCCTGCGCGATTGTGTCGACGGCGCGCGTCAAGCAACTGTGTGGCCTCTTCGAGGTTTCGCCTACCGAGCGGACGGGAGAGACGTGGGAAGTTGACCTGCCTATCGAGGGGTTGGACTGGAACGTCGGGCTGATCGTCGGCCCGTCTGGGTCTGGCAAGAGCACCGTGGCCCAAGATTTGTTCGGCGACCATCTCGTTCAGGGCTACGACTGGCCCGCGGACAAGGCTTTGGTCGACGGCTTCCCGGCAGGCATGGGCATCAAGGAGATCACCGGCTTGCTGTCCTCGGTCGGCTTCAGCAGCCCTCCCTCGTGGCTGCGGCCCTTTCGCGTTCTCAGCAACGGCGAGCAGTTCCGTGCCACCATCGCTCGCGCCTTGGCCGAGGAGCCCGACTTGGCTGTGGTGGACGAATTTACTTCGGTCATCGACAGGCAGGTGGCCCGAATCGGCTCGGCTGCGGTGGCGAAGGCCGTGCGGCGGCGGAAGCAGAAGTTCATTGCTGTTACATGCCACTACGATGTAGCGGACTGGTTATGTCCGGACTGGGTGTTGGAGATGCCGTCTGGGACCTTTACTCGGAGGTCGCTTCAACGGCGACCTGCCATCGAACTGGAGGTCCGCCGCGTCCATTCGGACACTTGGAAACTGTTCTGCGCACATCACTATTTGAACACCAGCCTGCACAAAGCGGCGACGTGCTTCGTGGCGTTCGTGGGCGGAACTCCGGCGGCTTTTGCCTCGGTGCTTCCTTTCCCGCACCCAAAGCAGCCGGGTTGGCGCGAGCACCGCACCGTCTGCCTGCCCGATTACCAGGGGGTGGGGGTCGGTAACGCACTCAGCGACTTCGTCGCGAGCCTGTTCAAAGCCCGGGGTGATTACCGGAGCACGACCAGCAGTCCAGCCATGACGTGGCACCGCGCCAAATCGCCTGTATGGGAGATGATTCGGAAGCCGGAGTTGATGTGGGGGAGACATGAAGGCAAGCCTGCAATGCGCCGAACCGCCAGCATCAATCGGCTGACAGCGGGCTTCCGCTACGTTGGCCCGGCTCGGCCAGATGACGCCCGTGGTTTTGGCGTCATCTGAGGTAGTCGCCAAAATAGTTTTGCCCCAGGAGATTGGCCTTGTCCGCCCCCGGCCCCAAGCGAAACCCGGTCGAACGTGAAAAGGACCTGGAGGAAACAGCACGCCTGTACCTCCAGGGCTGGACGCAACGGGCCATTGCCGGCCGCCTGGACGTGACGCGCCAGCAGATCGGCTACGATCTGAAGACGCTTCAGCAGCGCTGGCGGGAGTCCTCCCTACGCGACTTCGACGCACGCAAGGCCGAGGAGCTGGCCAAGGTCGACCGCCTGGAAGTGACGCACTGGTTGGCGTGGGAACGCTCGTGTCAGGACAGCGAGGTTCGCACGGTCAAGACGACCAAGGACGCCGACGGCGAACGCACCGAGGCGAGCAAGCGCGTAGAGGGCCAGGTTGGCGATCCGCGCTTCCTCGAAGGGGTGCAACGGTGCATTGAGCAGCGGTGCAAACTGTTGGGGCTCGTGGTGCAGAAGGTGGCCCCGACGAATCCCGATGGCACCAAGGAGTATGGCGATAGAGATTCCGGTCCATCCCCCGAGCTTGTCCTCGCCCGCCTGGCCGCTGCCCTCGGCGGAGCACATGGCCCGGCTCAGCCCGGCAGCCCTGAAGCGATGGCAAGCAATGGGGGACGCAGTAGCCCTTGAAACGTTCGCCCGACGCTTCCTCGGCCACTACCTGACCCTGTCCCCCTCACCCCTGCATCGCTGGTTGTCGGAGGAACTCGGTATCCTGCCCTGGCGTCGGGGCACCATGCTGAACGTGCTGGCCCCACGCGGCGCGGCCAAAAGCACGTGGTTGAGCTTGGCCTTGCCCTTGTGGTGTGCGGTCGAGGGCATGGAGCCGTACATCGTCCTGACTGCGGACACGACCGATCAGGCCGGCAAATACCTGGACGCGGTCCGGGCCGAGCTGGAGGGGAACGAGGACCTGTGCAAGGCGTATCCGCACTCTGCGGGTGTTGGTCCGGTATGGCGTGGCGACCGGCTGCGACTGCCCAACGGGGCGCTGTTCGAGGCCCTGGGTACGGGCATGAAGATCCGTGGCCGGCGGAACCGGTCGGAACGCCCATCGCTGATCATCTGCGACGACCCGCAGAACACCGAGCACATGATCAGCGCGTTGCAGCGCGAACGGTCCTGGGAATGGCTGGTCAAGGACGTGCTCAACGCCGGCACTCCTGAAACCAACATCGTGGTGGCTGGCACGGCCTTGCACAGAGAGTGCATTGTCTGTCGGCTCCAGCATACGGCCGGTTGGCGGTCGCGGTCGTTCGCGGCTATCGTCTCCTGGCCGGACCGGATGGATCTGTGGAAGGAGTGGGAGGCGACCTACAACGACCACGAGAATCCAGAGCGGGAGGTTGCAGCCCGGGCCTACTACCAGGCCAACCGCGCCTCTATGGACGCGGGCTCAGCAGCGCTCTGGCCTGAGCGGGAGGACCTGTACAAGTTGATGTGCTTGCGGGCCACCATCGGCTCAGCAGCTTTCGCCAGCGAGAAGCAGGGAGACCCGGTCAACCCGGACCTGTGCGAATGGGGCAATGACTACTTTGACTATCCGGGATTCTGGTTCGACCAGTGGCCCGAACGGCTTGCCATCAAGACGCTGGCCCTGGACCCGTCCAAGGGCAAGGATTCCAAGGTCGGCGACTACTCGGCGTACGTGCGCTACGGCCGTGATGGAGCGGGTTACGAGTACGTCGAGGCGGACGTGCGCCGGCGTGCCACGGATGCGATTGTGGCCGATGGCGTGGAGCATGTGCGGCAGTTCCAGCCTGACGGGTTCGCGGTCGAGACCAACACGTTCCAGGAGCTGTTTGTCACGGAGTTTCGCCGGGAGGGGCAACGGCTGCGGATCGACTTGCCCCTGTACGGCTTGGAGAACACGGTCAACAAGATCGTGCGGATTCGCCGGCTGGGTCCGCCCCTGGCTCAGCGGAGACTGCGGTTCAAGGCCCGATCGCCGGGAACAGCGCTGTTGATCCAGCAATTGAGAGATTTCCCGGTGGCAGACTTCGATGACGCAGCCGATGCGCTAGAAATGTCTAGGCGGTTGGCGATAGAATTACACAACGCGAAGGTCGGTCCAGGGCCGAGCCGGTTGACGGCCTAAAAGCGGACAGGCGCGGACAGTCCGGTCCCTGTCCGCGCCTGTCCGGTCAGAATGACGGCGTGAGGAGTAGCGAGGGCACCATGAGATAAGCGATACACCTAACCCCTCCAGCGACGACACCCGCTCACGCCTGCGCGAGACCAGGGCTCAACTGCGCCTGGCCCAGGCCGAGTACCAACTTCGCCGGGTTGAGCAGTCGCGCAAACTCCTGGAAACCTACTACGGTGACGACTGGCTCAGTGGCATTGACGCTCGTGAGATCTTCCTGCGCCAGTCGCAGGGGCAGCAGAGCGTCTTCGCTTCGTTCGCCTCTCCTTCCGACCGCGCCGGTGGCCACAACTGGCCCCTGTGGCGCACCGAGCAGGACCTTGGCCGACTGCGCCAGCAAAGCCGCGTCCTGGTCGACACCAACTCCTATGCCGAAGGGCTGCTCGACAACCTCACCAACTACATCATCGGCAAGGGCTTCTCCTACAAGGCTGCCACCAAGGAGCACACGCCTGATGCCGATCCAGAGCAAGCGGGCAAACAAGACCCGCAGCAGCTGAAGCAGTTGGTTGCAGCAGTACAGGACGTGGTTGATGGGTTCCTGAAGACCAACCGATGGAACGGGGTCGCCAACCCCTTCGCGGACGTGGTGATTGCGGCCACCCGGGAGCAGGAGACGTTCCGTCGGGTCAAGCGCGATGGCGAAGCGTTCGTGCGATTGTTTTTTCTGGACAACGGCCTTACGCTGACGCGATGGATTGAGCCGGAGCAGGTCACCAACCCGCCGGGCGCGAGGCGTGAGGAGGGCTGGACCTACGGCATCCAGCATCCGATGGACCCGTACGAAGACGTCGAGCGTCGCCAGTCCTATTGGGTAGCCTACCAGGATCTGACCGTTCAGCACGGCCCTCACGTAGACACGGGGGAGCAGGTCGACGCGGACCAGGTGATACACATCCGCGACCGCAACACGGATGCGGCCGTGAAGAGGGGTAAACCGTTCTTCTCGTTCGACACGCTTGACGCTTTGCGCCGGGCCTCGAAGCTTCAACGCAACAACTCGCTGGGCGCCGCCATCCGGGCGGCAACAGCGGAAATCTGGAAGCATGACACGGCGACCAAGGCTGAGCTGCAATCGTTCTCCGACAGCCAAGCCGACTTCCGTGTGGTCAGTCCCACCACGGGGCGCACGGAGAACGTCGAGCACACAACCCCGGGCACGATCCGTCGCATCCCCGCCGGCCAAGAGCCCGTGTTCATGCCCGAGAGCAGCGGCGCCAGCGAACACCTGGCGGTTGCTCAAGGCGATCTGCGCCAGGCTGCCAGCGCCGCCTGTGCGCCGGAGTACATGGTCGGCAGCAACGCCGAGAACGCCGACTACAGCTCGACCAAAGAAGCCGGCGCCCCCTTCGTGCGCAAGGCCGAAAGTGAGCAGGAGCATTACAAGGCGGCGTTCCTGGCCGTGGTATGGCGAGCGGTGCGTTGGGCAGTGGAGTGCGGTCTACTCCCCCCGCAGGCATTGAAGCTGATTGAGATCCAGGTTGAGGCGCCTGCCGTGCTGCATCGCAACGAGCTGGAGAAGGCGCAAGGCGACCAGATCAAGGTGCAGGGCGGGTGGAAGAGCCAGCAAACCTGTGCGATGGAAGATGGGTTGGACTGGGAAACGGAAGCGGTCAATATCGAGGAGTACAAGGAGAGGTTCGGTCAACAGGGGCCGCAATTGCCCATGCCCGGCGAAGAGGGCGAGGAGGGCGACGACCAGGGACAGGAAGGAGAGCCGGGGCCGGGGCAGGACGAAGGCCAGGATCAAGGCCAGGGTGGAGAGGATCAGAATCAGGGGCAGGGGCAGGACGAAGAGCTTGACGACGATGACCTCGGCCCTCTTGAGGCGGTAGCGGAGAGTTGGCTCTACGAGGCCAAGGACGAATCGCAGAACTACTTCGTAAACCTGCTCGACGAAGGGGCGGTTGCAGTCCACGAAGCAGAGGGTGACCGCGAGCCCACCGCCGAGGATGATCCCGAGGCTGCCGCGGGGCTGATGGCCGACATTCTCTATGGCCTGTATGGCGATGCGGCCCTGGGGTTGCTCCAGGCTGAAGTCACGAAAGAAGTGCGGGAGGCCAAGGATTCTAGCGGCCACAACCACGATAACGATGGCAAGTTCACCAGTGGCGGGGGTGGGGACGCGAAGAAAGGTCGCAAGCCCGGAAAGTCGAAAGAACCGACGGACGAACCATCCGGCGGCGCCGCAGCGAAGGCGGCTGCGACGTCTGAGCCGTCCGCGGCGAAAGAGCCGCACGAGATGACGCGAGAGGAATTCCGTGCGGCTCATCCGGTTCGGCGTGGCGATATGGAGGACTACGTCAAGTCTTACGTCGGCCAATACAAAAAAGGCAAGCCTGGAGTGAAGTTCGACTTACAGCGTCCCGATGGGAGTGGAGAGGCTGTCTACCGTGATAAGAGCGGCAAGCCGGTCGCTGTCGTCGCCTTTAACCCTTCCGCCGTTACGGACATGGCCGTATTGCCGCAAGCCAGAGGCAAAGGCGCAGTCAGTCAGTTGCTTGACGTTATCAAAAAAGAAAAGGGCATTGTCGCCATCAAAGGCCCGTACACGGAAGCCGGTGCAGCCGTTGCTCATCGGCGCATCGTCAAGCAAGCTCTCGCTGCCGGTAAGCACGTACCATCCAAAGTCCTGGCCGACTACCCCAATCTTGTGGTCGACGGCGGAAAAGTCAACTCGAAGAACGCGGCTGCCGCCGGGGAGCCGGTGCGGGAATCCTTGCTCCTGGAGGCGTGGACCGAGATTGACCACCCGCGCGGCAAGGGCGGCCGGTTCATCCCCAAGGGGTCCGCTCAGGCCGTAGCAGCCGCCAGGGACGCCATCGGCCGGGTCCTCAAGGGGGACACCAGCGGGGCATCCGCCGAGAAGGTGTTGGAGCATCTCAACATCTTGACCGTGGCGCAACTGCAAGCGCTGCACAAGGAGCATGGCCAGAAGGCGCCCGGCCGACTGCGTCAGCAACTGGTGGACGGGATCAAGGCTCGACTGGAAGCGGGCAAGGCGCCCAAGGAGCCGGTGCCGGCACCCAAGCCCCCATCGCGACGGGAAGTTACGTCCAAGGTGTTCCGGGACAAGATCGCCAAGTCGCCGCACCTCTCGGAATCGCAGCGGCAAACCTACAGTGCTGCTGTCGACCGTGTCGTCAAGCGCATCCCGGAAAAGGCTCTGGAGCACATGGCCGGGCACGTGTCTCGCGTGAACTTTCACCAGTCCGCTGAGGCGTTGACCGGCGCCTTGGCGGACTTGAGTCCCAAGGTGCGAGAACTTCAGGCCAAGGGATACTTGGTCGGTGGTGCATACCAGGGGAGCCAAAAGAAGCTGCACCTGGATGGCCTTTTCAAGGGGCCCAAGACGTCGCCGGACTTGGTGGCTGGCAGCGATCATAGCATTCACGGCCCCTACGCTCACGAATTGACCCACGGCATCGACGGGCCATCGCACCGCTTCTCGCAGACGCCGGCATGGACGCAAGCGTGGGCTTCCGAGATTGGCCGATTGCATCAGGACGCGCCGGCAAGGCTGACCAGGTATGCCGAAACCAATCACCATGAGGGTTTCGCTGAATTTGGTAGACTGATATACGGCAGTGACGCCAGCCCTGCGGTGATTGAGTCGCGTTTCCCAAAGTGCTCCAAAGTCTTCAAGGATAACGGACTATGGCCGTAGACTACGCGCCGCTCCTGGACGAACTGTTCAACCACTCCGTAACCCTGGAGGATGGCACGCACGTCGACGGCTGGTTGCCCGACCACGGGCCCGCTGCGCTGCACGAGGCCAAGGACGCCACTGGGCACGAGCACAAGGGGGAGGGTCCGGGCGGCGGGCAGTTCACCAAAGGCTCGGGCGGCGGTGGCGCCACCAAAGGTGGAAGCAAGGGCAAGAAGGACGACAAACCCGCGGAAAAGGCCCAGGCCGGCACGAAGCAGGACAAGCCAAAAACGAACAATAAGGTAGAGGGTTCGGTCCGGGCCGGCTCAGTAGTCGAGCCGGCCCGGACCGAACCCTCACCGCTGAGCGAGAAGGCAGCGAGGGCGAAAGCGGCTCACCACATGGTTGACAAGGCCATCCAGCGCTACGCAGAGGAACACAACGAACCCAAGTTTGCTTCGGCCGTAAAGGGCCAATCGTACCCAAACGGCGAGGCATTCTGATGTGGGGGTCAAGGAAAATGGCGTTCTCAAGCATGGAATCGAGTTGAAAACCTTGGTTTCAAACAAGGCCGGCAAGATTACGATGAAGCGGTCTGCACGCGAGCGCAAGGACAAGTGGGAGAAGGAGTCCGGTGGCACGTTTCACACCGTGGTTCTGGACGATCAGGGCGTGTACAACGCTCTGGGAGAAGGCAAACACGATGAAAGCAAGCGCAAGATGTACTACCGCCGGGGACACGGAAGCTTTCGCGTGAACTCCATGCACCCTGTCAAGAGCATCAAGGAACTCCATGCGCTGATGCGCATGGGCGAGGATCAGTTGCCCACCGCTGCCCGGCGAGTGCCTTTCGAGTGAGGTGAGGATGAGCGTCTATGTGGTGTTGGATGCCGAGGAGCCCGACCACCTGGCGAGCACTCAGGGATGGGGGGGGGCTTCGGGGCGTGGGCGGACAAACTGGACGAAGGGGCCTACGCGGAAATCGTCCGGCTCTGGGAACACGGCCAGTGCGTCCAGTTGCACGCACTGGAGCGGCAACTGCGGACGGCCCTGCGTCGCGATCCGCCGCCGCACGATGACGTCCGCTCCACGTCGCAATCCCTTCTGGACGTGCTGGCATCCCGGGGCGATGCCGAGTCGCTGCTGATTAGTAACGGGATGACGAAGGGCGACGAGAAGGAGTAGTCGATGAGCGTGGATGAACGTCAGCAGAAACTGGAAGAGTTGTGGAGGAAGTACGCCCGTGAAGCACGCGACTGTAACACGGACAAGGAGCAATTGCTCGACCAGTTCTGGCTGGACGTCGTGGAGCTGGAGAGTGGCCATCGTCGCGCGTTGGGTATCGTTCTCTAATGAGGAGTAGTCGATGACGGAAACGATCATCAGTACGTGCCCTCTGTGCGGCTGCCCAATTTACGGGCAGACGGTTCGAGACACTACTGCTTCCTATCAGTACACCGATGGCAGGACCTACTTGCCCTAAGGCGTGCTGCGAACATGCCCCTGCCAGGTAGTTCTTCATCAGGGCTTACGCGATCTCATCGACGCCTTGGCGATGTTCAGCGCATGCCTGGGGACGGCAAGGACTGCACCTCCAACGAATTCTTAGAGGGTCAGCTATGCTGATGCAGCAAATACCGAGAGAGACTTTTGCTTTCTTCTGGACAGCCGGGGGTGGTTGGGTCGACGCCACTGCGATTAGGGCTCCCGATTCGATTCCAACTCCTGAGCGCCTGGAGGACAACGATGCCCAGCCGGATCATTGCGTCCCGGCTCGCCAGCCTGGGGCGTGACCGGCAGGTAGACGCCTCCCTGCGAGCGGACGCCACCGTCGAAGCGGTCGACCGGGGCATCCGCCGCCTTTGGCGTGACGTGCTGGCCCTGTTGAAGCGGCGGCCTCACTACGTACTGGCTCACCGGGAGGCTCTGGCCCTGTTCCAGCGTCTACCCGTGGTCAGTCGACATGCTCTGGCGGGGGCTCTGGCCGGGGTGTACGTTTGGGGTAGGCGATCGGCACGGGGCAACCTGGTACGGACGCTGCCGCTGGAGCATCTGCGGGCAGCGGCAACGAGGAGGACGCATGGGCTTCGTGAGGCACTGGCGATACGTGGCGGCATTTCTGGTGCTACTGACCTTCAACGCCGTTATGCTTGCCGGAGCGGCCGCGATGGTTTGTTGGATCGTGCGGAGCTTCTTCTAGAAGCTGGCGTCGTCGGCCTCTCCCCTGGCGCCGCTGGTCTCAACTCCTACGACTATGCCGGTTCCCTGCGCGGTGATAACCGAGACGAACTGAGCGACGCCGAGCAGCGCCGACGCTTCACCGACCTGCTCTTCCCAGCGCCAGAGCAATCCGACGTTGCGCGACGCATGGAGAAGCTCGTCGGCCACCTGCGCATGCAAGGCCGTGCCGACTTGGTGCCTCCCGATCGCCTGGCCGGCGTGGTGGCCGCAGGTATGGCCGCGGGCAAGGACCCCAAGCAGATCGCCAAGGACCTCCTGCCCCTGGTCGATGACGTGCGGGCCTCAGCCGCTCGTGTTGCCCGCACCTGGTCGATTCACGTGGCCCACGAGGCCCAGATGGAGCAGCACGAGGCCCTCGGCGACCTCGTCGTTGGCTACCAGATCCACTCGGCACTGACCCAGCATACCCGAAGCTGGCATGCCCACCGCCACGGAACAGCCTACTACCGCGACCCAGCCAGAGGACAGAAGGGGTTTGCACAGATGCCGCGTCCGCCACTGGAGGCCGAAGATCCATCTGAGCGGCCCGCGGGGGCGCCGCGAGTCGCGTGGAACTGTTTGTGTCTGCTGGTCCCGATCCTTTCTCCATTGTCGCCAAGCGACCCCGTCATTCCCGTGCTGCGCGACAACGCCGCGGCGACGCTGCCGGTTCATGCCACTTTCTCCGAACGCTTCGACGAATCGAGCGAGCGTTGGCGACGGGAAGCAGTTGGCGCCAGAGCCTACAGCGCGGTCAAGGGGTTGCTGGGACCCGACCAGGCGCCACGCTGGGAACACTTCGTTGACCCCAAGGGGGAACTGCTCGACGTCGACGAGTTGAAGGCCGAGACGGCCAAGGAGCGGACGGCCAGGGTGCAGCAGGTGCGACAGCAGATGCGGGCCAGCAAGGTCATCGTGCAACAGGTGGCTACCTACGGCTACGTTCCGCCGCCGGTCCCGTCGAGACGTCGAGGCGTGGTGATTGCCCGCGGGGAACCCCTGGGGACACCGCGGCCTCTGGACGTGCCACCGCTCGTCGCTCCGGCAGTCGAGCCGGTCGCTGATGAAGCGAATCATGACCAGGACGTGCTGCGGGCCTTTGCAGCCACGCGGGGGCTGTCTGGCGTCCGCAACTTCGTCTCGCTGGTCGATCTGCGCCGTCAGGCCGGGCACCTGAGCCGGACCCAGTTCGATGCCGCCTTGCAGCGGCTGCGGCTGGAGGGCGTGCTGTCGTTGGCCTCTGCGGAGGGACGCGAAGGGATCAGTCCGGAGCAGCGTGCGGCGTCGATTCCCGAGGGGGACAGACTGCTGCTGTACGTGTCCTTGCGGCCGGGCGGGGAGGAGCGGTTGCGGCAGTTGTTTTACTGACCGAAACTCAAATTTTGACCCCGGCCCACCGACTTGGTCACACTGGCTCGCATGAGTCGACGGGACGCCTACACTTCTGGACGACTGACCCATCTCCGCGAGGACTACGCCTGTGGGTACGCACAACTACCCACAGGCGAGCTCCGTGTGGACCGCGACCAGGGCATCATCCGTGGCGTCAAAGTGGTTGGGCTCACCAGTCCCAACGGCCACGGCAGGCCGGGCGCCACCAGGGGCACGGCCTACACGGTGGAGGCCCTTCAGGCCGCGGCTCCGCTGTACCACGAAGTCGACGTCTACGTGAACCACCGGCCCCCTGAGCAGCGTGGCGGCCATCGACGCGCCGAACGCAAGGCCGAGGACAAACTTGGCATGCTCATCAATCCGCGCGTCGTCGAAGGCCAAGGGTTGTTCGCGGACCTGGTCCTTCTGAAATCGCATCCCATGTCGGAGCGACTGATGGAAGCCGCCGACCGCATGCCCAACGCCTACGGCCTGTCCCACGACGCCTACGGCGATGGCGACATTGTTGACGGTCGATTTGTCATTGACCGTATTCCCCAAGTAAATTCGGTCGACCTGGTTGCCCGCGGGGCGACCGTTCAGGGCCTGTTCGAGAGCGAGGGTTCCACGATAGCGAGCAAGACGTTCCGGCAGGTGCTGGAGGCGGCCAACCCCGCCGTAGCCAAGCCATTCCTCTGTCTCCTGGAGATGGATGGCGACTTCGGCGGCATGGACATGGGTATGAGCGGGGACGCCGAGGACGACACCGACCACAAGCCCGATCTGGTTACGGCCATCGGCAAGTTGGTCCAGTCGAAGGACCCCAAGGATCATGCCCTGGCCCAGAAGATCCTCAAAATGCTTCATCCTGAAGCCGATGGCGGCGATGCAGAGGCTCCCGATGATGAGGCGGGCGACGAAGACGAGGACGACGTAGACGACAAGCCGAAGAAAACCGAGGAAGGCCGTCGTGCCGCCAGCAAGCCGGACCCGGCTGTAACGCTGCTGCGCGAGGAGTTGACGGTGCGCGACCTGATCGAAGACGCCGGCCTCAAGTTCGCCAAGCCCGAAGCTCGCAAGGCGTTCATCCGCTCGCTGGTGCCGCTCCAGGAAGGCGACCGCAAGGCCCTGATTGAGGAGCGGCGGATCACGGGCTCGGCTGTGCAGCGCAACGCGCCACGGTCCAGTGGGCCGGGCGAAGCTCCAACGACGAGCAAGCGCAAGCCCGTAACCGACGGCCAGAGTTTCGCTGCGGCCGTATTGCAGTAACCCGTCTGGCGATTCAGGTGAAAACCCCTTTTCACCTGACGATCAGCGTTTTGCCGCGACCTTATTGCAGTAACCGCACCGAGTTGACACCCACGAGCCACCCGACGGGGAGGACCCACCGATACGACTGCTGAACGCTTCTTCGCGACTCCTGAACCTGCGCAACAACTTCGAGATTGTGGACGACTTCGACTGGTATATCTCGCCCCACCGCTGGACCAATATGACCACCGGTGTCTCCACGGCCTTCGCCCAGTCGGACGCCGAGCACGGAGTCATCCAGGGCGCCACCCCGGCCACGGACAACATTGACGTGATGGTGCGGTCCACCAACGAAGTGGCCTTGTTTCAGGCCGATTGCACGATGGTGTTTGAATCGCGCATCCAGTTCACCGAGATCAATGTCGATGACGCCAACGTGGCCGTAGGTTTGGCCGACGCTGCCGGCGCTAACCTGCTTTCCAACGATGGCGGGGGCGACAACATCAACAGCTCGGGCGCCTTGATCTTCAAGGTAGACGGAGAAACCGTCTGGCGTTGTGCCTGCGAGATCAACGGCACGATTAAAGAAACCCAGTCGGTCCAGACGGCCGGCGGCGCCTCCTATCAGAACCTACGCATCGAAGTGCGAGCGGTCGATGGCACCAACGTCGAGATCTGTTACTTCCTGGATGGCAAAGCCCTGACCGACAGCAACAATCTGCCCATCAAGCACACGATCGCTTACGCCAGCGCGACGGAAATGCGTGTCGTGGCTGGTTACCTCAAGGCCGGCGGCGCCAACATCGAGACGCTGAACATCGACAGCGTCTTCTTCCAGGCGGGCCGCGTCTAACGGTCAGCGGGATGACGAACACACTCCGCCCTACTGGGTGGTCAACAGAGGGAGAATACGATACCCGGCACGCGCTGCATCAACTACCGCGAGATCAAGCACCTGGTCGAGTCCCTCGGAGCGGACGACGCCTACCGTCACCTGTCCGAGGCGCTGGAATCCAAGGCCCTGCGAGCTGAGGACTTCACCCTGCGAGAGTGCGCCGAAGCGTTCATGGGTCGGGAGTGGGTCGACAATCTCCACCCCAAGCGCGGCCGCTACTACAGCGGGGCCCTGCTCGAAGCCGATGGGTCCGCAGTCGCCTTCAGCCAGTTTTCCAACATAACAGGCCAAATTTTCTTCTCGATGGTCAAGGATGGCTTCGACCAGGAAGTGCAACCCTTCTCCCAGCTGATTCCCACGAAACCGACTCAGATTCTCGGAATGGAAAAAATCCCGGGGATTTCCGAGGTTGGAGATGAATTCAGCGTCATCGGCGAAGGGATGGAATATCCGAACTTCGGCGTGTCCGAGGACTACGTCGAGATCGCCAGCAAGGAAAAACGCGGCGGAACCGTTCCGGTCACGAAAGAGGCCATCTACGCGGACAAGACGTCCGACCTGCTTCCCAAGTGTCGCGGACTCGGCAAGTGGCTGAAAATCAACAAGGAAAAGCGGCTCATTGACGTCCTCATTGACGAGAACGCCGGAGCCAAGTCGGCCGCGCTCGGAGGTCACAGACTGCACTGGAAGGGGACCAGTTACGCCACCTACCAGGCAACGACTCCCTGGGACAACGTGACCACGAGTAATGCCCTGGTCGACGAAAGCGACCTGGAACAGGCATGGCTGACGCTGGTGGGGATCACTGACCCCTACACGGGCGAGCCCATCCCACAGACGCCGACACACATCATCGTCACGCCGCAGAACGTCATGACCGCCTACCGCATTCTCCGCGCTATCCAGGTGCGGACGCACGCGGGCGGCTATCCGACCTCTGGCAATCCGATGGAGACGACTTCCCCTTCGGCCCTGGACGTGATCGGACTGCAAAACCTCAAGGTGGTCACGAGTCAGCTCCTGGCCGCTCGGGCTGCGACGGATACCGACTGGTGGATGGGCTCGCCGGCCAAGGCGTTCGCTTACTTCAGCTGCTGGGACGTTACTACGGAGGAAGCCCCTCCGAATAGTAGGGAAGCGTTCCATCGCGATATCATCTTCCAGTTCAAGGCTTCCGAGATGGGTGTCGCTGGGACGCTGGAGCCCCGCGTCATGAATGAAAGTCGTGCGTAGGCCGGCGAATGGAGCAGAGCATGGATGGCATCGTCGACACGTCCGGGGGCGACCCTGGGCGGGAAGACCTTAACATCACTAGTCGGATTCTCTACTCGATGGTCAAGCAGGACTTCGGCCAGGAGATGAATACGTTCTCCCAGATGATCCCCACGAAGCCAACTCAGATGCGAGCCGACGATCTGAACAACCTCGATTTTGACGCCACGCTTACACCGTTGGACTGAGGAACGCATGAGCCGAGACAACGATCCACGCCGTCCGCAAGGAGGCCCGAACGTGGCCCCGCCGCAGCAGTCGGACGACTTCGCTTCCGTCAGCAACAAGCCCACCGAATGGGTTGTGACGGTTCGCCACAGCCCATTCCTGCTCAAGGGTGCCACGGTCGAAGCCGCTTCTCCCGACGAGGCGAAGCGACGATTCCTGGAACTAACCAAGCAGAGGTCTGAGGAAAAGGCCGGCAAGCAGCGAGGGCCAGAGCGCGACAAAGACGCCCAGCGCGTCCGCGACTCCCACGCCGAGGCGCTCAATCGTCAGCGTGACCTGGAGTGGACCGTCAGGCCGGCGGCCGAAGTGAAAGCCGAACTGGACGCCATCAAAGCAGCCCAGACGGGCGCCGCAACCCGCTTCGATGCGGCGGTCCAGGTCTTGGCAACCGCGGCCAAGCAGTAGGGAACGCGCATGAAAACAGGACGACCGATTCAGGTGTTGGCTTCCGCGGCCCGAACCGCAGCCATCAACAGCGACGACTTGCCCAGCTACGGCCACCGTGGCTTGCACCTGGTTGTCGACGTGACGGCCTACACTGCGGGCTCGATCACGCTCACCATCCAGGGCAAGGACTCGGTCAGCGCCGTGTACTACACCCTCCTGGCGTCGGCTGCTCTGGCGGCGACAGGGACCACGGTCCTGAAGATCTATCCGGGCATCCCCGTGATTGCAAACGGTGTTGCCAACGATGTGATGCCAGACACCTGGCGCGTGAGTGTTGCGGTAGGTGGCTCGCAGTCCATCACCTATAGCGTCGCGGCCTACCTCGTACCCTGAGTAACGAACCGACATGCCCAACGACTTCAACATTCTGGACGGCAGCGAGGACACCGGCACTGTGGCCGGGCAGCTCCAGGGCAACGTGGCCCACGACGCGGCCGACGTGGGCAATCCGACTGCCATCGGCGGCTACGCCAGTGCTGCGGCTCCTACGGATGTTTCTGCTGACGCAGATCGGGTCCGAGCCTGGTTCCTGCGCAACGGCAGTCAAACCGTCACGGTGACTGCGGCGGGCGCTCTTGTCAGCGGTGATGCCACCAATGGACTGGACGTGGACGTAACCCGCGTCATCCCGGGCACTGCGGCAACGGCGCTGGGGAAAGCTGAGGATGCCGTGCATGCCTCGGGGGACACCGGGGTTATGATTCTGGCGGTTCGCCGGGACACTGTTACCAGTCTGGTAGGCACAGACGGCGACTATGCTCCCGTGCAGGTTGACGCCGTAGGAAACCTGCGCTGCGTGCTGGATTCATACAGCACGCTGGTTGGAATACAAGGATCAACAGCTCATGACGCCGTTGACGCCGGGAATCCAACCAAGCTAGGCGGAAAAGTCACGGTTGGCGTCCCTACAGGGGTAGCGAGCGCGGACAGGGTAGACGCCTATTTTGACCCGCAGGGCCGTTTGGTAACCGCTGGAGGGGCTGGTTTCGCCATCCAGCACGAGCCCGCCGCCAACGTCCAGGGCACCATCACCCGCGCCGCAGCCGGTGCGGGGATCAAGAACGTCTGTACGAGCGTTACTGCCGCCATGAGCGCCACGGGCGTTGCCACGGCTGCTCAGGTGTTCGTGCGAGTGCGTGATGGCACCACTGGCGCCGGCACAATCCTCTGGACATGCACGCTAGCAGTCTCTGCTACGGCCGGCACCACGGACAAGGTGTCACTGGGCGGTCTGTGGATAGAAGGCACGGCTAATACGGCCATGACGCTGGAATTCTCGGCAGCCGGCGGCGCCAACACCATCCAGAGCGTCAGTTTGACGGGCACGACAGCTGGCTAGTACCCTGTGACGAACATGAAGCATGAAAGCTGGAGGTGTCGCCGATAGCAAGAGATCTGACCCTGGCTGATGGACAGCTTGGCACCACCGCCGCAACGCTGATTGCAGGCACCAGTGTGCCCGCAGGTTTCGTAGCCGTCCTGTTCAGCAACATCACCGCGCTAGACCAAACGGTAGTCCTGACGTTTCAGCGATCGGGCGGCACCGCTCGCCGCCGGGACCCTGTTTCGCGATCTGGAGACCGGCGAAGAGTGGTACTACGACGGTGCTGGCTGGAAGCGGATCGCCACGGGCCATGCTCTGATCGCAGCCGAGATGGCTGCAACACGTGAAACCATGGAGCAGGGCCAGCAGCAGATGCTGGTCCTGCTCGAAGAAATGCGTGATCTGCTGCTGCGCATTGCGTAGACGTCGAAGGAGGCTAACCGGTAGCGACCCGCATTCAGAATCTCGACGTAGCTCTCGACCAAGTGGCCAAGCAGTTGCGCGATTTGACGCTCAATCCCAAGCCGGATTACAGTGTGGACGGCAAGCAGTACAGCTGGTCGGCCCACTACCGCACCTTGCTGGAGATGCAGAAGACGCTACGCCAGGCTCGCCAGATGGAAGACGGCGCCTTCGAGGTCCGATCCCGAGGGACCGTCTAAGAGGATACCCGCATGAACATCGAAGTGGTTGCCAAGATCGAGGTGTTTCAGGGCCAAGATGGCGAGATCTATGTATCGGGGCCCCTGGATGGACCCATTGGCAAGAGCCTGTGTACGGGCATGCTGGAGCGGGCCATCCGCAAGGTGGAAGCCCATCAGTCGAAGACGTCGGGACTTGTCGTGGCCCAGGGATCGATTCCGCCTGCGCCTGTGAATGGGACCAATCGCGTGCGTCAGGGATGACGCAACCGAAACCAGGGTAGAGCAGAGGCAGCTTGCCAGTTTTATATGCTGGAGGTCGCAGGTTCGATTCCTGCCCCTGGCACTCTGATGAACGAACCGAAACCCAAGCAGCGGAGGTGATCGATACGCGGACGACGCTATACGGTAGCAGGGATTCAAACGGCGGTGGCAGCCAGTCCTGGCAAGAGCATGCTGGGTATTACCAGTACCACCGCCATCCGGCCACAAATCTACTACATCGGTATTGGCTGCCACGACACACCCGCTGACAACTCCCTTCAGTGGTTTATTCAGCGCAGCACGGCTGCTGGAACGAATACAGCGGTGACGCCCGTAGCGCAAGATCCGGGGGATCCAGTTTCGACGGCCGGCGGAACCAGTAATCACACCGTCGAACCAACTTATACTTCCGCAACGGTCCTCTGGCGCATGCCCCTCAACCAGCGTGCCAGTCACAGTCTGTATCTGGAGCCCGATAGTGCCTTGGTCGCCCCAGCCACGGCAAACAACGGCCTAGGGCTTTACGTGATTCACGCCAGCTTCGTAGGTGCCGTTTCTGGCACTCTCTTCTTCCAGGAGTGATTAGTGCCAGCGGAATTTTGCGGAACGTGTCGACGATGCTTGCGCTGGAATGAAAGCCAAGACGTGGTTTACATCCAAGGCGTGGGCATGAGTTTGGCCTGTGCAAGCTGCCAAGCCAAAGAGGCTGGCCTGCCGTCGCCTCAACCCCGCATCTACCCCGTCGGTACACCCGTGCCCCGCCACCGGCACGGCGACGGGGACATGCCCATCTGCGGCATGTGTCGCAAGGCTCTGTTTCAGAACGAATCCTGCGAGGCTATTCGCTTGCGCCACGAATTCCTGACCGATGAGGACGGACTGGCACCAGGTGCTTACATGGCTTGTCGAGATTGCGTTGCCCGATTCCGAGGACGTCTCGCAGCTTACCTCCGCGCAGCGAACATCATAAAACCTGATGTCCCCGACGAAGCCGTGGCTTGGAGTTTGCTTCTATGATCCCCGTCCATCCCTTCGTCGGCGCCCGTCGCGCTGCTCCCGCTGGCCAGTTGGCTGGGGTGCTTGTCAGCACCCCAGCCGATGGTGGCAAGGAAGTCCAGACTGACATGGTTTGCTGCTGCCACTGTCAGCATACGTGGGCCTGGGTTGCCGGCTCGGGCCGTTGGCGGGGGAGTTGTCGCGACTGCGGCGGACTCACCTGCGGACCTGGGTGTCCTGTTCAGGGGTGCATTCCTGCACTGCAACTGATCGAGAACCTGGAAGCAGGCATGCTCTTTGATGACGCCTGTCGATACCGATCCATCAAGATCAGCGTTCCGGGCTCGCTCACCGAGGTGATTACTGTGTAGAAAAGCGGGACCTTTATGCCCCTGTCCGCAGATGGCTGGTTCGATGCTGTCGAAGCCGTAACGCCGACACGCCGTCGCCGTGTTCCGGGCGCCGTCGCCATGGCGCATAACGAATCCATCACCATGTACAGCGGCGACCCGTGGGCTCCCGGGTCTGTTGGTTACCTTTCTCCGTCCTGCCCACCGCGGGCTCGCGGCCATCTAAACGGGCATCGCTTCTCCCCTCCTTTCCACGTACCCGTCGCCGTGCCACGGACAGCATGGAGTCTACTGCCTGCCCCCGTCGCCGCCTCCAGTGGCAATGCGGCTGGCGGCTCCCTGGCGGTGACCACCTACTACTATGTCGTCACCGCTTACACGACAGCTGGCGAAACAACGGCCAGCAACGAAATTATCGCCACGACTACCCCAGGCAACCAGACCACGGGCCTGACCTGGAATGCGCTCACGGGCGCGACCGGCTATCGCGTCTACCGCGGCACGTCAAGCGGCAACAACAATACCCTGGTCGCGCTGGCGCCATCGAACAGCTATAGCGACGATGGGTCCGTTACAGTCGGCAGCGTCTCGCCACCGACCACCAATACCGCGGGCGTGGCCACCGATTGGGAGTTGCCAACAGCCAACTGGCTTGTACAGCCGCCTCCGTCGCCGCGCGTGTGGATGTACAGTCGCCCCACCCAGGCAATGCTTGACTTGAGTTTTTTCGGGGACGTGGTGCTGCCCCTCAAGCCACCCACGCCTCCTCCTCCCCGTGTAGGTCACTGGCCCCGATCGCATGCCACACATGGCGACGTACAGGCAGACGAGGTCTATTCGGATGCCGTGGTTGGTGCCAACGGAGCGATTACAGAGGGCGAAACGGCTATCGTCCACGGCGGCGTAATTGCGGCATCAAACCGTTTCCCGTCCCGGCGAGACGGGTCGGAGTTGCCGCCTGTCTACTCGACCCAGGAGCCCTCTTTCCCGCTGTATCAGTGGTCGAATTGGCATGGGCCACGAACGCCCAACTCGGTTCGCGATCCGCGGACGACTACCGATGCACACTCCCTATTCATTCTGCTAGACCTGCCCACTTACGCGTTGTGGGAGCCTCCTCATATTCCGCCCCACCGGGCCGTGTTTGTTGTTCGTCCCAATCAGGAGCCATCTTTCGGGGCCGGCTACTACGCACTGCACATGGCTTGGGATGTGGCGTCGTTCCGTCCGCCGCGTCTGTCGCATGTCACGCAACCAGTCACGACCGACGTATTCTGTCCAGCTGCTGCCATCCCTGTCACTGCCTGGTCCTTACTTCCGGCGCCTGGGGGGTTGGCCGCCGTCTTGACTGCGGGCGGATCACTCACGGTGGCTCAAGCCTACTACTACGTCGTCACCACTCGGACGGTCGCCGGCGAGAGTACGGCCAGCAGTGAAGTCAGCGCTACGCCGACCCTCGGAAATCAAACGGTCAATCTGACCTGGACCGCTGTTCCTTATGCCACGGACTACCGCGTTTATCGGGGCACATCGCCGGGCGCCAATACCACACTCATCGCGCAGGTCACGACAGCCAGTCACAGCGACACTGGCGCGGCCACGATTGCGGCGCAGTCCCCTCCGTCAACAAACACGGCGGGCGTCAACACCAACTGGGAGCTGAACGCCCACGCCTGGGGTGTGCAGCAGCCGCGCCATCCGTGGAAGGCCCTTTGGCCCGTGCGCCGGCATCGTGACGCCCTGCCGCCTGACACCGATCCGCTCCAGCATTTGCCAGGATCGTTTCTCCGTGACGTGCCTCCCCAGGTGCCGCCCGTGCGGCAGGCACAATACTTCGCGACCGTGGGCCGGGCTACCGACCCTGCCAAACTTCCAGAGTCTGACGACTCGGTGCTCATCGCCTGGGCAGGTCCGCCCCTGGTGCCGGCTTGGCGAGGCCATGCGGGCCGCCCCGTGCCGCCAGCTACCCAGCGGGACGTCTGGTTTGATACGCTCCGTGTCGATGAGTTTATGTCCTGGAACGTGCCGCACCGGCCGGCGCCGCTTCAGGCCCCCACGGGGCGCGTGGAGCCCTACTCGTTTGCGTCCTGGACGCCAACGGGCGAAAGCTTCGGATGGTACGTTCCGTTTCCGGCCCGCGCGTCGGCGATCTGGTCGGGCAGCGGACTGATCGCAGCAGCCACCGCAATAGCATCCATGCAGGGCGGCAGTAGCGATGGCGATCCCCCGTGGTATAGTTCGGGGGCAACCATCATCGTCGTGGGCCCCTTCGTGGTGGACATGGCAGCGATCTGGTGTGCCGGCGCTGTGCAAGGCGACATCCTTGGGGAGTGATCCATAGCCATCGGCATCGTCACAGGGGTGGTCGTCTCGCTCAGCGCGGTCAGCGAATGGGGGTTCCCAAAGCTTTCTCGACCGACCATCCGCGCTTGAGTCGCATCAGAAGCGTGCATCCTTTCATTCCTTTCAGGACCGCACGTTCCTCCACCAAGGGACGTTGCGGTTAGAGTCGTGCGGGTGTTGTCAGCGCCCGCACGACTCGTGGTATTATAGGCCGCCGGAGGGTCGACGCGATAGCAATTGGAATTGTCACTGGTGTCGTTGTTAGCCATTCGGCAATTTCATTATTTGCCAGAATCCGCGGTGCCGGCGGGGCGTACATAACCCAGGCGTCGATATCGACCATCGCCTACGCGGTCCGGGACCTCACCAACGGGACCACGGACAGCACTGGCACGTTCACGATTTCCACCACCGTTTTCAACGACCTTCAGACGACCGACCTTCGCTGGACCAAGGACGCCGTCGGCTACAACTTCCTGGCCACGATTGCCGCAGGAGGCTTTGATCGCTTCACCGTCGCGGACGCCAACGCGCCCGTTTCGCACAAGGTAACGTCGCATCGCTATCAAGTCTCGGTGCGATTCACCCCCACCGCTGGTGCCAGCAGTGCCTTTGTGATCCCCTTCCAGTTCAGCCCGATCCCCACATGGACCGCCTAGGAACTGCTCATGCTCGACATAACCAAGACCTGTGAACACGATTGGCTGTGCTGGGACGGCCTGGAGACGGCCACCTATCGCTCCGTGCGCACCAGCGGCACGATGGTTGAGTACGTCGTGGACGCTGCTCTCCGGCGGGCCCCGACGCGGCGTGAGCTGGCTGCCTCCAATGGCGTCTACCAGGCCACGGATACGGTGTGGCTCATCCCACGGGTGGTTCTTGATGGAGCCCTGTCCGCCGAAGGTCAGCGTCCCAAGCCGCGCGACACCATCACGCCCAGCGAAGGCGGCGAGTGGACGGCTCTCGAAGTTGCCGAAGAAGTCGATCGCACCATCTATCGGTTCACGACGCGAAACTTGGTCATCCATCTTGACCTGTTCGACGCCATCGACATCGAACGCGCCGGCGTCGTCTACAACAACGCCGGCATCCCAGACAAGCAGTTCCCCCCAGAAGGCGGCGGCCGCGTTCTGTACTCTGCCCTGCCCTGCCGCGTGCAGAAGGACGAGGAGCGTATTGCCGACGAACGACTCTTGCGCGGCGAAGAGGTGCCGTACACGATCTTTCTGTCCCGCCAGGTGGTCATCGACGCGGCCGAGGATCGGGTGAAGTGGACCGACGGCAGCACCGTGCGTTACCTCGATATCGTGCGGCTGGTCATGCCAGATAGACTAGATGAATTGCCCCGATTGGAATGCGTGCTCCGGGTGGCGTAGGGGGTGGGCGATGATGCGCAGCACGTCAACTGTAAAGGGGGTTACAGTTGAGCCCGCAGACGGTAGGGTGACGGGCAAGGACGGCAGGACGAGGGGGCCGAGGAAGAAGAAGGTGCCATCTGGAGGCTCAACTGTAACCCCCTTTACAGTTGAGCGGCAGAAGGTGGCGCAGGAGGCCAAGCGATGATGCGCGGCAGCTTCAAATGGGATGGCGAGCGTGCCTATCAGGAGGTCCTGGACGCTGGCTGGGACGGCATCCGCCAGGCCACCGTGTTTCTGTGGCAGCAGTGCCAGTCGGCCATCAACACCCCCAGCTCCAGGCCCTACAGCGAGCCCACGCCGCCCGGCAACCGCGTCCCTGGCGAGCCACCACGGAAGCGCACCGGCTGGTTCCAGGCAAATGTCCTTTACACGCTGGATCGTGCAGCGCTTACCGGTCGTGTCGGGCTCGGCCTGGGCGCTCGGTATGGTCTTTTTCTGGAGCTGGGCACGCGCCGGATGCTGGCCCGGCCCTGGCTCCTGGCAACGCTGAAGAAGGTTTGGGCGCAGCTTCAGGCCCTTGCTGGGAGGCCGTAATCCATAGCGGATCCAGTCGACCATGACACCATGGCCGCAGTCCGAGCCCTCTGGCTGGCCACGCCTGCGCTCATGATGCTCCTGGGCGAGCCACATGCTGGCCGGCTCAAGAGCGGGCAAACCAGCATCTATGCGCATCTCAAATGCGAATTGGACCGTCGGGAGTTGTTCGGCACGGGCTTGGCCTGGTCCGATCGTCGTCGAGTAACGCTCAGCATCGTCGGCACTGAAGACGAAGTCCGGACGGCCCTAGGCGCAGTCCACGAGGTCTTCAACCTCCGCACCACGTTAACCTACCCGTCCGGGTCGCGCTTTCTCAGCTGGTGGCCGGAGTTTAGCGACCGACTGTTCCAGGACGAAACGACACGGCGCGGCGAAGACATCTGGGTCGGCGAGTGCGTCGGCATCGTCTGGTCAGTACGCCCTACACCAGGCGCGTAGTCCTGGAGCCGAGCAGTCTGCCCTGGACCCAATCCTAGTCATGATGACGGTTGTTGGCGACCAGGGGGTAGGGGTAGATTGGGGCAATGGACGGACACGACGCGGAACATCCCCTGGCGATGAAGGCGGAGTGGCGGGAACAGTGTGGGACCCGATTGCTCATTGGCCACTGCCCGCAGTGTCGCTATCGACACGCGACGGTAGAAACGCTGCTGTGGTGTCAGTGCGGGGCATGGATTCAACTCGAACCAGAAGTGGGTGATCGATAGCGCTTGACAACTACCAGCCAGGGCATACGCTGCCCGTCAATTTCTTCCTGAACGCGACCGGCCAGGCCTACATCCTAAACGTCAAAGGCTTCGACTTGGAGGATGGCGGCAACCTCATCGAGGTAACCAACACGCGCCACGCAGGCCGTACTGCCCACTTGGCTGGCCGGGCCATGATGAAGGGCCAATGCACGTTGTCGTTCGACCTTGACAGTAAGCCGTACCTTGCCACCCCGAACATCCGCTTTGGAACCCGAGGCGTCTTTCGCATGTTCACGAGCCGGCTGGGGACGTCTTACATTGATGTCCCCGCTTCCATCGCTAGCGTGTCCTACCGCAGCGCGGTAGAGAGCGAGCTTCAGTGGACCGTGTCGTGGGTGGAAAACGTAGTCCAGGCGACCGGCCTCGTCGACGTCGCCTACGTGTAACAGCATTGCAAGGGAGGTGATCGGTACTCAAGCTCGGAAAAGTCAGCGAAGTACAAGCGCTGGGGCGCATGTGGAAAGTCAGTCGGCTGGAACTGCGATTGGTCCGGGAATTACGCGACTGGATCGAAGTCAAGGTCAAACGCAAGCTTGAACGCATCGGCCGTTTCTTCGACCGGCTTACGTCGGAAGATCAACTAGCACATCTGCGATGGGAGTCCTCCATAGCCGACCAGATGGATTCCTTTTCAATCGGCTGCCCGTTGGCTCGCGAATACCTGGCCACGGAGGAAGGCATGGCCTATTTCGGTCGGCTTATGCTCACAGAACACCACCCGGACATCTCCGAGGATCAGGCTTTCGCCGTGTGGATGGAGCTGGCTGAGTCAGGCCGCTCCGACCAGGTTCTGGCCGACGCCCAGGGCCGATTGCCCGGCCAGGGAAAAGTCGGGGCCCCGGAGGCGAGTTGACCGGGCCTCCGGGGCACGTCGACTGGGTTCAGGTGTATCGCATCTTGTTGCACGGCGAGGGCCGTAAATTCAGCTTCTCTGAAATCGAGCACATGACAGCCGCGGAGGCAACCCTGGCCCTGGATCGCGACCTGGAAAAGAAGCGGCCTTCGTCGGGATCCACTGTTCTGGGCCAGTCGGGCGGCATGGATTTGCAGGAGTACGCCGACTGGTGGAGGTCCCAGTCGCCCAGGCAACGACTCGAGCGCGTGCGGGAAAGATGGTGGTGACATGGCCTTTAGCGCCAAGTTGGCCGAGTTGTTTGTCGAGTTCGTGGCCAAGGGACAAAACGACGTCAAAAAGGCGTTTGACGAACTTCGTGAAAAACTGGAAGGCGCCCAGGTGGCCGCCGACATTCTGGGCGGAGCCATCCAGTCCCGTCTCAATAATGCTGTTAATGTCTTGCAGCGTTCCATGGCGCAGCAGCTCGTTCCAGCCATTGAGGCCGCCATCGCATCCACCATTAAGCAGATTGCCGCTGTTCGCGGCATCAGCGAGGCTCACGCCCGACATTTGGTGCTGGTCGAAGAGGCCAGCGCCAAACAAGCGAAACTGATCGAAGAGGCCACCAGGAGAGTACAAGCCTATGGTCGCACAGCCACCGATGCTCTCGGAAGACTGGCGACCGGGGCCTGGCAAACTCTCAACCATACCATCGGCAATTTCGTTCGTCAGGGGGTGGGAGCTTCGGCCATCGGCCAAGTGCTGAGCTTTCATATGGAAGCCCTGAGTCGTACCATTGCTGGCCTCTTCGGGCCGGAAATTCGCAAACTCGTGGACTTGGTGCGCAACCTGACGCGATGGATCAACCAGTTGAGTGACGCTCAGCGCGACAGTCTGTCGCGCTGGATTCAGGGCGCCGCCGTCTTTGCTTTGGTCGGCGTATTGCTCCCGCGCCTGTACGCCACCTTTATCCTGGTCGTCACGGCTGTCAAGGCCGTCTCCGGATCGTTTCTTGGGTTGGCGGTGTCCATGGCTGGCTTGCTGCCGTTGCTGGGCCTGGCCATCGCTGCCTTTGCCGGCATGATGGCGGGGTCCGAGTCTGGCCGGGCTAGTCTGGCACCGCTAGGGCAGGCTTTTGCAAGTCTTGCAACAGCCGTGGGGAAACTGCTCACGGCTCTGGCCCCCATTGCGGAAGTAATCGCCAAGGCCATGACGCCTGCTGTGGAAGCCTTGGCCGGGGCGATTTCTTGGCTGTCCGGCCTGATCAACGAAAACACGCTCAAATGGGGAGCAGCGATTGGGGCTTTCGTGCTGTTTCTGGTTTACGTGCCTCGCATCGTGGCCGGCTTCACGGCAATCATCGTCAAAGTGTGGGCCCTGGTCACTGCCCTGATCGCTCAGAACGCCGTTGCCAGCAGTGGAGCATCCTTGCTTCGCGACCTGGCCCTGGTCGCGCTGGCCGTCGGTGCGGGAGCCGCAGCCTACAACGCGACCGACAAGGCCCTGGCGGGCGAGAAGCAGGCTGGAGGCAAAGCCAAGCCCCATCGCGGCCCCGAGGCTCCCCGGGTGACAGGGTTTGAGCAATTGGAGGCGGCCTGGGACAGGGTGGCTCTGGCTTCGATGAAGGCAACGGCTGGCGGAGTTGGCAAGACTGTCGAGGAACAGCAACTGGACGAACTGCGCCGCATCGACCAGAACTTGGGCCGTGTCGAGCAGGCCGTGCGCGAAAAAGGTCCGAGTATAAAGGAACGATAGCATAGCCGATATCATCACCACCATCCCGCCGGATTCGCCGCCAGGGTCCGGTGGCGTACTCAATCAAAGCGGCATTGGTGGCAACGTCGCCAAGCTGGCGGCTCGCCCCCAGGGTTGGTACGAGGCCGATGGCTACGAAGAGGATTTCGCCGAAGAGGATGGCGGGCATTGCGTACGCTACTTCCGTGGCCCGTTTACGGGCCGTCACCAATGGCGTGAGTGGGTCCTGGGTTACTCGACCACGGTGAGTGTTTCGGGACGACCCTTCCTGACCCGCTCGATACCGATGCAGCATCCGGAGCTGTACTGGCTCTACGCGACATCGGTGAGCTTCACAGGCCAGGGAGCTATTGCTCCCTGGCCTGTCCGGTTACGCGATGGCGATGGCGGGGCCCTGGGGGTGTTTGATGAGTCGATCGTCTATTTCGACCGAAGTAGTTTTGGAGACAGCCAAACCTGTCTGGCCAAGGTCGAGTACAAGGCGCTGACGTACGAGGTGCGCACCGATCGGGAAGTCCTGTCCGGCCTGCCAGGCAGCACGCTAGAGCTGAATCGGTACGTGACGCGGGAGAAGACTTACAACGCCCGGGCCCTGCCGATCCCCAGAGGGCATCTGAAGTACATTGAGGCCCCGTGGGTAGGCGAGCCGGTTCCAGAAACCGGCTTGCAACTAATTATGCCCACAGCATCCATGAAATACGTCTGGCATGACGTGCCGGACGAGCCGCGCGTGGCAATTCTTGCGTGCGTGGGCAAGGTGAATGACGCGGTGTTCGACGGCGCCAAGGGATGGCCTGAGTACGCCGCAGAAACGCTGCTGTGCTTGCCTCCGGAAACGAAGCGCTACCGTACACCAGTCGGCCGGATCGCCTGGCGCGTTACGTACAACTTTCTGTATCAGCCTGAAACGTGGAACCGATTCCCGACTGCTTCCGGAGCCTTTGCCACGGTCCGCTGGTTCTCCAGCAGAGGACTGACGTCTGGCTCTCTAACTGGTAGCGTCAGTGGCTCCCTTTCCGGCCTGCTCGACGGTTCTTCGATCAGTGGCACGTTCTCTGGCACTGTGAACGGCACGTTTACAGGCACCGACGACGGCCAAGGTACGCTCACCGGGACGTTTGAAGGCTCAATCTCCGGCACACTCACCGACGGGTCAGGCAGTCGCTCTGTCAGCGGCAATTTCGTCGGCAGCATGACGGTTCGTCGTAGTCGTGATGGTGAGCGCGTCTACAAAACTACGAATTTCAACCTCCTGTTCACACCGCCCGACCCCATACGCTACCAATAGACCAGTAGCAAGAGTGCCAGATATCCGAGCCCACTCTCCCTGAATTAGGCAAGTCCTTCGCCACAGACAAAGCGACCGATCACGGTTATCTGCCGCTCTACGAGCGCTTTCTGGGCCCCCGGCGTCACTGCCCGATCCGCCTGCTGGAAATCGGTGTCTACCGGGGCGAATCGCTGCGTCTGTGGCGGACCTACTTTCCCCAGGGGCGGATTTACGGTCTGGATAGCGACCCGGGCTGCGCACAGCACGAAGAAGAACGAATCAAGATCACCATCGGCGACCAGAACGACCTGGTCTTGCTGGCGCGCATTGCGACGGAGGCGGGCCCCTTCGACGTCGTGATTGACGACGGCGGGCACTTGTGGGGGCAGCAACTGGTGTCCCTTATCCACCTCTGGCCTGCTGTGGCCCCGGGCGGCCTGTACGTAGTCGAGGACCTGCACACCAGCTACCACGAGACGTACCGAGCGGGCGAGACGCGAACTACAGACTGGCTCAAGGGGCTGGTCGACGCCGTCAACCTGAGAGGACGATCGTTTTACGGTGACCGTGTACGGGACCCGAACTTCGCGGCCCTGGCGCCGCAGCTGGACGAATGGGAACGCACGGTTTTCGGGGTGCATTTCTTTAAGAGCATCGCGTTCGTGGAGAAGCAGACGGTCGAGCTTGGAGCAGGGCTGTCGTTGGCAACCGGCAACGCCGTCGCGGATTTTGCTTGACGCTTTCCGTCAAACCCGCACAATGGATCTTGGTCCCGACCGAATGACCTTGTGGAGGTGGTCCATGACCGAGATGAGTCGCACGGGCCTGGCGGCCCTGGCAATCAGTCTGTCCCTGTACACAGTTGCAGGAGGGGCGCTGTTTCTGCTGACGGAGTCCAGGCCGGCATCTCCGGCTAGAGGTGCGATTCAGACAAAGAGTGCTCAGCAGCAGCCGGTTGCGCCCAAAGAAGAAGGCCATGATGACCCTTATTCCCCCGACTGCGACATCATCCGCAAGTGGCTGAAACGGCACGAGGGTGATGTCAAGGTGCTTTCCTGGGGCAAGCGAACCGTGGTTCGAGACCTTCACCTCGGCGGGCAAGCCAGGCTAGACGCGCGCTGGCGTCGCGGTTCACATACCAAGACAGGCCATTTCACCATCGGATCGTACGACACCGTCGAAAACGTCGTCATCTCGGACTAGTGCCCCGTTCATTCGCCCCCGCCCGTCCGGGGGTCGGCCCGCGTCGTTCTGCCATTCTGCCCCGTGACCTTGCTGTCGGGAGGCTCAGGTGCGGACCCCTCCGCACCTGAGCCAAAGGCTTTCTTCTTGGCCGCCTGCTTCTTGCCGTCCTTGCCTGTGACCTTGCTGTCGGGAGGCTCAGGTGCGGACCCCTCCGCACCTGAGCCAAAGGCTTTCTTCTTGGCCGCCTGCTTCTTGCCGTCCTTGCCTGTGACCTTGCTGTCGGGAGGCTCAGGTGCGGACC